GTTGATGTCGGACTCGTCGCGGTCGAGAAGGTTCAGCTTGTTGCGGATACGGCGCTTCTTCTCACCGTTCTCCAGGGTGATGCACAGGTGATTGGACTCCGACTTGGACACCGAGAACGTAATCGTGTCATCGTTCGTCACTGTCTTGACGATACGGTAAAAGTGGTCCGTGTTCAGACCCACATCCAGACGCGGTGCTGTGTGGTTGTATTGGTACTCCTCAAACTTGGACGCATGGAGACGCATATGCGTCAGTACCGTGCGAGTGTTGTCCATGGCAATCATGCGAATGCCATCCTTATCAAAGACCAGGCTCATCTCAACCAGCATGGACTTCAGCCCCTCGGCGAGGATACGGATGGGGGCAGTCTGAACCGTCTTGGCCATCACCAGGTCGTCAGACATTTATCAATGCTTACGATTTCTCCTGAAAGTCGATTTACGCGTCTTCTTATTGTGGCGAGGTGTCTTGCGACGACGACCGCCAGAAGTTCCCAGCTGTGAGTCGATTTCTGCTATACGTGCATTTATGTCTGCGATAGACCGTTCGCGAGTTGCTTTGCGGGCCTCGCCTTCTGCGGGTTTCGGTCTCAGTCTGCCTCTGTTCGCGAGTAGTTCATCTCGTTCTTTCTCGAGCCTTTTCTTCGACTCGGGTGGCAACGGTAACCCAAGTCTGACACTTGCGTTCAACAGTCCCGTGGGCGGCTGTGGTACAGAAACACCCCGCGTGGCCGGGACTCCGGCAAAATGAGCCTCGACCTGACTCAAATAATCAAGCTGCATCTCAGTGATTGCGTCTTCGTCCGTAATTGCAGTTTCATCCCGTTGTAAGTCGGCCGCACCGTTGACGGCATCGACAGCCGCGTTGTATAATGCCTTCAGTTCCGGCGATGGTGCTTTGGGAGCTCTCCGGCTCGATGTCGAGGGGCCACCTTGAGCCCTCGCCAAGTAGTCCTTCGTACCCATTTCTCCCTCTTTCTCGGTAAACCTACCGGGGTGCTGGTCCCGCCTCCTCTTTGGCTTGTTCTTGAACGTGGCCGGTTCTTTCTCCTTTATATCACCTAGTCCCTCGGCCGACACCTTGTTACGCAGGGCTTCCCAGGCAATCTTGGCCTTGGCGAGTCGCTCTATCAATCCATCGGAAAGTGCTGGGGATTCCGATCCAGACGTGGGGGATGTATTTACGAAGAGGTCGAAATGGTTCGTGCCATTGTGAGCGAGACTAATCACCTCGCTTCCATCGCAACTTTCGCTATAAAACGTGTTGGCTCCCACGAGGTCGTAGCTACTTAGTTTGTCTGTAGGCTGCCCGGCGCGCTGTTCGTAAATTGCGAGAGTTACCTTCCTACCCTGTCGCTTGAACCACTCAACAACCGCCGGTGATACGCGGTCGCCCTCTGGCCAATACTTGAGCCTCAGTCCTCCGTCATTGTACGTCTCAGCTAACTTGGCAACATACTCTTGGTACGTAAGGTTGTCGACCGAGCCAGTCTGGTGATTCAGAACGCCAAACGTACCACTCCAGCCGTCTGTGGGCATGAGCGGTATCAGTTCGCCAATAAACGCAACTGCTGGCAACGTAGTTACGCCCGCTCCAGTGAGAATCGCATTGTAATAGCACCATCCATCTCCGGCAATCGGGACGAACGTTGGAGTGGGTCCCAAATTCACCTTTGCGTAGTCCGCACACGAGTCTCGGCCCGCATCGGCAGAGGCCGCGTCCAATGCATCGATTGCTAGTTCATGCTCAAGTTGCTCACGGTCTCCGGTGCGAACAGGAACGTCGAGCTTCCGGAGCTCCTCTTCTGCGGCCAATGAGAGTTTTCCCCTGTTCAGGGCAGACGCAGCGCTCTGTGCTGCGTTCGCTGCATCTCCCTCTGCCTTTGCTGCTTGAAAACGTGCTGCCTCTTCCTCCGCTTCCCTCTGAGCCTTCTCCGCCGCTGCCTTTTCCGCAGCGGCAGCTCTCTCTGCCATGGCCCGCGCCGCTGCTGCTCGTGCTATCCTGGCTTCTGCCCGAGCCCTCTCCGCCGCAGCATCCTCCGCTGCAATCTTCTGAGCAACTGCTGCCGCTTCAGCCTCCGCCTTTTCTGCAGCCACCGCTAGCACCGCCTTCTCGGCTGTCGAAAGTTCAGCAGCTAAGTGCATATTGTCTTCGCGACCAAGTATCTGCTCTTTTAAGCGGTTGACATATAGCTGTTCTTTGCTCAGCGTGGCCGCCTCTCCCTCATGCGGTCCTTCATTCACCTCCTCCTTCGCCTTCGCAATTGCTACGTCTGCGTCTATCTTGTCCTGGTCTGGGTTCACCGCGGGCTTATCCGGAACCGCAGCCGCCTTCGCTGCTGCCGCCTCCATCTTTTCGAATTCAGCCCTAGCTGCCACTCTGTCCGCCGGCGGCGCCGACTCTGCCCATTTCGCCTCCGCCTCCGCATCCAATCTCTGTTGGTCGGCTTCACTTAGTGCTTCCGGTTGTTTGGTGGCATTTATCTCATCCCTTGCGACTTTGTCTGCCGCAATCTCTCCGGGCGATGCCTCGAAGCCGTTTGGAGCGACACTCACGGGAGGTTCGGCGGGAAATAAACGGTTCGCGGCCGCATCCCGAGCAACTTGTTCTTCTTCGGTCAAGACAGGGGACGTTGGCAGTGCCAGTTCCTGACCCACCCCTATATGAGCCGCTTCTGCTTCGACTGCTTGACGGGCTGCCTTTTCTGATTGGTACTTTGCCTCCTTTGCAGCCGCTTCTGCTTCAGTCTTCGCAGCAGCCTCTGCCTGAGCGGCTTGAAACTCCCTTAACCGAACTGCCGCCATTTCATCTCGCTCTCGCGTTTGCCGCAACACTGCTTCATTTGCCGCACCCATCTCTTCGAGGCGGGTTACGCTCGCACGGTTCACAAGTTCCTCGGCCTTTGCGGTATACTCCGAAATCGGAGGGAGTACCTTGAACACTGGGTTGATATCCGGCCATTTAGCCACAATATCGTCGAGTAGATGGTCTGCGAATCCTTTCTGGTGTACGTTCGCACTCGTAAGAACACCAGACCTCCACGAAGCGAATGCGTTATATACAGGTAGAAGTCGAGTAGCTACTGCGGAATCCTTTACTGTAATGAGCTTCATGAACGGAGGCCTAGGGGACTTGGACTTTTCATCGAGACGTCCGAGAGCCCGTGTGAGAGCTCTTGCGACCTCTTTTGCCCACCTCACCTCTTCGGGGACACCGCCCTTCAGACGGCGAAGTGTCCTCCGTTTGCGTTTGCCACCATATGTCGGTGGCGGTGGAGGTTGGGCGTTTCGCCTGGCAACGATGACCGCCTCAGCCTTTGTTGCCTGGTCGAGTGCACTGTCCACAATTTCGGCAACCGGGTCGGTAGCCTCAGCAGGCTCGGGAACCGACGGAGCCGGAGGCGGAGGTGCGGAGACCGGAAGGGGGACATTGGCTACAGCCGCAGCCACAGCTGGAGCCTGCTGCTGCTGAACCGGAGCTGTCGTTTGAGTTATCGTGCCGTTCTTGTGGTCAATCAGCCCCTGGCTAGCAGCACTTGCGAACCCTGCCAGGGTAACGCCGGCTACTAACGCCGAACCTAGAGCCACAGTCACACCTGTTGCTGCCATTATCATCACCACTCAAAAAAACACAAGACTAATACAATGGGATTCTCGGATATCGTGCTACTGTCCGTGGTCGAGATCTTTGGTGACTTCAACCTGCGGTGGTACGCACAGTCAAACCAGCTGTCGTACTTAGGCTACGGTATTGTCGGGTACATCGGCGTCATCTATTACTTGATCAAGTCCCTTCGGTCAGATAACGTCATGTATGTGAATGGAATGTGGGACGGTGTCTCAGGCTTGTTGGAAAGTGTGGCCGCATATATCATCTTGGGCGACCGTCTGGAAAAGACACATCAATACGTTGGACTCATCATGGTGATGGTTGGAATCTATTTACTTAAACACGATGGAAAGTAGCAATGTCTGTCACGTACGTAACCGCACTCTACAATCTCCGCAAACGCGAAGGGCTGGACAATGTAGATTCTGAGCACTTCAGTAGCATCGATGCCTACCTCAAGAGTTCAAAAAGGTTGTTTGAGACCCCAGACCCATTCGTCATCTTTTGCGAGCCTGACCTGGAAGCGCCTCTACGATTGATTCGTGGGAACCGCCCAACGATATTCCATGTCATTAAGTTCGAGCACTTGCCATTCTGGAATAAACTTCCGCAAATTGTGGAGAACAACATTCATAACCCAGTGGTGTTGGTCGCACCTGAGAAGTTCACCAATCTATACTACCTGATTATCAATCACAAGGTAGAGTTTGTGCGGCAAGTGGCAGACATCAATTCCTTCAATACCGAATGGTTCGCGTGGGTTGACGTACGTATCAAACTCCCCGAAACTGGACTGGCCAATCTCTCACAATGGTGGGACCCAGAACGAGCGAATATTGCCATGATGAGTCTGATTGACCGCAATCGCCCAAATGACAGATACGCCTTTTTCCGCAACAATCACGGGTGGATAGCCGGTGGATTCTTTGCGGGAAAGCGTGCGCCTATCCTGGACTTCACAACGACAGTGATTCGAGAGTGGACACAACTGCTCAACGAAGGATATTCGCCATCGGATGAAACCATGTTCGCGTATATGGCCGCCACCCGTCCGGACATGGTGACGCCCGCGGTGTTTGGAGATTACGGAGACTTGATATGTAACCAAGCTGCTGTATGTCGTAGACAAGACCGTGTCTACAATATCCAGGAGTATGCATTGGTCGGAGGCGACCTCCGGGTTTCGATTCAAGCGGGTGAAGGATTGCGGCGAGCCTACTTGACCGGAGTACTGCCGCCCATGGCCGACCATGAACAGTTTCATATTTTCTATCGTCTTATGGTGGCGTATGAAAAGACTGGCCAGACTGAGCTCGCAGTGGCCAGACGGGCCGAGTTACTTCGTCCCGAGCTGCGTGCCATGCTTATTCATTTTCATCCCCAGCTCCTCCCTTGTGATGGCGCCGCCGGTCCGGAAGGCGGCTTCAATGACGCCGTGTGAACGCACGCCCGCTGCGAGCATGCGCCGCCTTCTTCTTGGAGACGATGCGGCCATACTTGTTCATCATCAGGTCACCCTTGGTAAGACCACCCGGTGTCTTCTGGGCCGTTCCATTCCAAACCTTACGGCGAGAGCCAATTACGCGGTGAGTCTTCATTGTGGTTTACCGAGAAAGTTTCGAGCTGGCGGCGGGACGTCTACAAATCCAGTATACTCAACTTTACCGCAGTAAAAGTTGTCCTGGGGCGGAAAGGGGAACGGACGGCATGTCTCCCCGATTCCACACGGTCCACCGTTTCCAGTGTGAGCCAGAAGCTGCGACTTGACTGACGGATAAATGCGGTCCCCGAGAAAATCCTGGTCGTGCGACATTCCCTTATCCACAGGATTCGCAAGGAACGAAGCATACTCAGTCTGAATGTGAAGACCCGACCCCTTCTTCAATCCCCACAGTCCGCCCATAAGAGCGGCTGTGTGGAGCGGATAATCGCGAATCGAATGAGCAATAGCCGGAGACTGTTCAAACTGACGAATGGCCCAACGGTCCCGCCAGTGAACACGCGAATCTGCGTCGCGGACCATCATAATCTCCACGTTCGGTTCATCGATTGCGAAGAACCGATTGATCATGTTCCCAGCACCCACTTTCCCCGTCATTCGGAGAACTACGCGAGGGGCTGATCTAAGAATGTCCACTGTATGCTGGTCAACATCCGCACCGACGTAGATGTAGATATACCACCCAGGGAAGTGCTTGTGAATCAGATGAATGTTCTCAATCATCCCGGGGTAGTAGCGTTCATTGTATGGCCCATACAAACAGAATGAAAAGACCTTCATACTTGTCTCTCTACGTAGCAAATGATATCGGGTCGTTCCTTCGCTGAACTTTGTCAATGGGTGGTGGAACCACGCTACCCAGACCTCCCGAGGTACACAATTGCTGCGAGGAATGGAGATCGCGTCTTTCTCAATGGAGACCTTGTCCATGCGTTCGTTCAGCACAGTCCTCCCAAGCTCTTCAAGAAGCATACCTTCATTGTCCACAACTCAGACCAGTCCTTTGATGAACCCAAGCTCCGGGCACTTCTGCCCTATGCGAACCATATCTATGCCGCGAACACTACGGTCCATCACCCGCGACTGACAACCATTCCCCTTGGATTTGCGGACAGACAGCTTCCCTGGGCTCGGTCCTTCCAACCCACACATGTGCCACGCGACATCTTGGCCTATGCGAACTTCCTTCCATCCACAAATCCAACCAAACGCCAGGAGTGTCTAGATGCTGCACGCAATGACTCGCGTACTACGATCAAGTCTGGATTGTCACTTGATGAATATCGGGCCGATCTATGTCGGTCGCGGTTTGTGCTGTGTCCAGAGGGGACGGGATTGGATACGCACCGGTTCTACGAAGCCCTTCTGTGTGGTGCGACTCCAGTGGTTCTTCGCAACGCACTCACGTCTTTCTACGCGAATTATCCCGTCTGCGTTGTCGATTCGTGGGAAGCGGAGTACATTGAGCCGTCGTCACGACCTGTTCAATTTCGTGCGGCGGCATATATAAGATGAGACCGGAGATTGCCCTTCATAGCTGCGATTCGAATCCGATGTACCTTGATTTCTGGCCAATTGTGTCCAAGGTGTGGCGGCTGCGTATTGGAGTCGAGCCTATTCTCATCTACATTGACGAGAACCATGACATTCCCATCGACACGACATATGGTCGCGTTCTCAAGTTGAAGCCCACACCCGGAATACCGACCTACATGAATAGCGTATGGGGTCGGTTCTGGGGAGCAACTCTCTTTCCGAATCAGGTCTGCATCGTGTCCGACATTGACATGATTCCCATTTCCAAGAACTACTTTGTGAACGACCTGGCAGCCATTCCAGATGACAAGTACGTCCACCTGTTCCCGCCTACCCACAAAATGCCGGCTCGTCGTCCGAACGGACTCGTTCGTCGCAAGTATTGGGTGCACCTTCAAGACACCTTTCCGGTCTGTTATCACGTGGGCAAGGGCTCAACTCTCGCACGTGTCCTCAAACTCAATCCGGACTGGACAACTTCAGTCAAGGAGTTGGCCGCACACCCATTCGCACCTCACCAGGACCCGCGTTCCCAGTGGGGAATCGACGAGGACTACACAACCGACTTACTGAATTCGTACCCCGACCAGTCCATCTTTGACTTTCGCCATCGCTACCACCAGCGGCTCGACCGCACGTGGTGGGTATACAGCCCATATGAAATCAAGACAGACGAGTACTGCGATTGCCATTCAATCCGACCGCTCTCGGATCCGGAGAACCGCCGAAAGGTCAATGAGCTGGTATCACTCCTTGTATAGTTTCTTTTCGCGTAACACATGAGCAACATAGTTGCGTGACTGAACAATATTATCATAGTTCACATCCTTCTTCGTGATGTCCGAGAACGATGTGACCTGTGTGGCTAGAAATGGAAACGTGAACACCAGATTCAGCTTGTTGGTTTCGGTGTCAATGATAGCCCCGGGATCTAAGCCCAAAAACGCATCGTAACAGGACTGCGAGTAAAACATGCAGTGTGTGGCCCATACCTGAGGAGCGGTCAGAAAGAACATGTCGCCCACAGCTTGAATGGTGTCGACCTTGAATTCCTCGAGGTTTCCGCATCCATTGACAATGCCAACCTTTGGGTTGTCACCGAGGTATTTGGCAATTTTATTCGCATACGAGACCAGTGCCCCGTTTCCAGGAAGCAGTTTGCAGTCATCCTCGATGACCCACACGTACGGCCGACCCTGCTCCTTCGCCATACGCACAATCTTCTGATGCGACAGTAGGCAGCCAGTCAGGCCGCGTTCGTGTTGAATACCTTCGACGACGTGGATGTTCAGAGAAGGATAGAACCGTTCTATCTTCTGAATGTTTACCATTCGATCCGTCCGGTGCGGAAGGTGTATGCAGAAGACGTCCATTATGTCAATACCAGGTCATTTTCGTGGTACATTTTACCCAGTAATTGCCACACTCGCGAATACGGGCACGCGTCGGCTCGTCGTAGGCATCCATAAAGAGCTTTGAAAAGTCATACTCCTTGTCGATCATCTCATTGTATGCCGACGTCAGATACTCGGGCGTGATTTCCGAATAATCGTCTGTCCACAGAACCGGGCATCCGGCGTACTTTTGCTCGGTAAGCGGATGACGCTCTACAACTGGAATCGCACCGGCAATCAGTGCTTCGTAGTGGCGATGGCAGTCAATTCCATTTCCCTCGGGCGAGACGACGAACTTGACATGCGGGAGCTGGTCATAATATACAGGTGGCGGAAGCTGTTGATTGTGGATCCCATTCCGAGCAAGGGTGGCAAGGATCGACGACCTATTCTTTGGATGGGGGCGGCGGTTCCGGTCAGTTGATGTGCTGATCGCACACATGACCAAATTCTCATGGGATCCTATCTGAATACTCTGACCCTTTCCGACCTGGGAAGGATAATGATAACACATTCCGATTGGAAAGGGCATCCACGAGTCATCCCCACTGGGATGCGATGCCTGGACAATCAGCGTAGTCGGGTTCTTATAGGTGGTTTGCCATTCAAGCAGGGTACTGCGTGTCATGTGGACTTATAATATATGATTTCTAAACAATGTCCGTATATTCTGCACTGGTAACAACGTATGAGTGCGATGGGAAGGGCGTTGGATTCACAACCGACTGTCTACACTCAATCATTAGCCAGACATATCGCCCGATTCAATGCGTCGTTTCTGATCACAGTAAAGACGACAAGATCGAGACCGCAGTCCGGTCGCTTGACACAAAGGGTGTCGAGGTAATCTATGTTCGCTACAGCGAAAACTATGGAAGTCCATGTCATAACTGGAACAACGCACTGAAGTATGCGACTGGCCAGTTCCTTCACTACATCGCAATGGACGATCGACTTGCACACCCAATGGCTGTCTCGGACGTGGTTGAACACATGAACCAGACGGGGTCTCAATGGGTAGCCGTGTCCTGTCAATTTGATCCTGTGAGCGAGGGATGTCACTTTCCTCGTTGGACGGGCAACATTCTTCACGAAAACACGATTGGTGGTCCCACCAAGGTCGTGATCCGCGATACATTGAAGCATATTCAGATGGACCCACGCTTTATCTGGGTCCTGGACATGGATTGGTTTCATCGTCTTTTCTTGGCAGCGGGTCCGCCGTCCTTCTTTGTCGATACAATCACGTATATCGATCGCCACCATCCAGACCAGTTAACGAAGAAGCTCACATCAGTCGAAAAGGCAAGAGAACATGAAGATCTCCTTCGGAAATACGCCTAGAAATACCACGACCCCATTGTCTTGAATAGGTCGATCTTGTCCTTCTTGTCCGACACGTGGTTTGCATGGAAGACAATGCAGGAGTCGTGAAGAGATTCGAGCTTCATCTTCGGATAGTCGCGAAAGATAGCGTGGTGCGTATCTGTCTCGTCCTTTTGAATGAATTCGCGGACCACGAACCCGCTCGTGAACTCCTCCATGGGAAACTCGGTGAGCTTTGCCAGGGGGTAGTTGCGAATATCAGTTACTTTCGCATCGCGGAAGATCTCCCTCTGACACTCCTGGTCATTCATATTGAGGTATGACTGCTTCCACTTGATGAGTTCAAGAAACCTGATCGTCTCTGGGGTATTACGTAGCAGCATGTTTCCAGTGCACGTCCACTCATGAAAGGGTGCGGGAGCAGCGTCGCGTTGGTACACGATATCGTAATCTGCGTATTTTGCGTAGTATTCCTCGCTGGGCTCTTTGCGGAAAATGACATCGCCGTCGACGAAATGGACCAATGGCGACTCTTTCAATTGGTTGAGAAGGATCTGCATCTTGGTATGCGTTAACCGGTTAAACTGTGCCGATCCGTATCCAGCCGTCTCTCCCTGCGTTAGCTGACTTGATTTGCGAATTTCAATGCGAGGATGATTGTAATACTGAACGAGGATGTTGTAAATACCGTCGTCGAGGCAGTAGCACACGATGCGATGGTTCTTTGTTACGTAAAGAAAGCTACGCAGAAGGTTCTCGACGAAGTCTCGATACCCACTATTCGCATACGTTACAACGACAGGCAGCATTTCTACTACATCCCACGCATTGTGTGAATCCCTTTACACGAAAAGTGTCAGGTATACACACAGATGGAGTACGAAGGTATTTCTCATACAACACGTAGTCTCCCGCGTGTTGCCTTTATCACTGCGAATTATGGCGGATACGAGAAGACATGCAAGCCATTTGCTAAGCAGACGATCGAGTCCGATTTCATTTGCTTCATGTCGCCGGGCGGAAATGTACGTTCGAACGGATGGATTATCGACACTACACCGTACCACATTGTCAACCGAAGCCCCTTAGATACGCCGAACAAGATGAACTCCATCGACAACAACAAGCATACCTTCAATATCGCCAAGTACTACAAGCAGAACTTTCAGAACATTCCCCGCCTTCAAAATTACGAGTTCGTAATCTGGATTGATGGGAGCATAGAGATCACAAACCCGCGAGTTGTCGAGTTTGTTATTGACACACTGACGAACAAGACCGATACGAACGTGATTACAATTGATCATACTGAGCGAAATGGGCTCCTCGCGAATGAGGTCAAGGAGTCTCACTTTGAGCGGTATACTTCTACGTTTTGGTTCGGCCAGTCTCAGCCTTATCAGGATGTAGACGAGCAGTACCGCGTGTACCTACGGAACGGGTTCAAGGATATCGGTGTGTGGGTTACGTGCTTTGTGGCCTGGAATATGAAGCACCCGAAGACGGTCCCTATGTTGAACCAGTGGTACGATGACCTACTCACACTGTCGACCCAGGATCAGATTGGATTTCCGTATGCAGCGTGGAGCGTAGGCGTTCAACCGATCGGGCTCGGTGGGCATTTCAGGTATCATGACTCGAATGATTATTTCCGCAAATACTCTCACGGGCAATGATAATGCGAGTTTGTTTAGCCACTCTCGCGATCGGCGATAAATATGTGGAAGACTATACTCGGCTCTTCCGTCCTAGCCAGGAGGCATATGCATCCAAGCATGGATACGATTTCAAGGTCATATCAAGCTATCTCGACGCTCGTGTTCAGCATCCCCATTCAATCTCTTTTCAAAAGCTGCTCTTGTGTAGCCAAGAATGGTCAGCCGAGTATGATTTCATAGTCTATGTAGACGCGGATATTATCATCAATCCGAACTCTCCCCCAGTTCACGAAGCATGCGATTTTGGTGATAAGATCGGTATGGTCGACGAGTATTCGCAACCAACGCTTGCCCGGCGTATCGAGGTGCAAAAGAAGAACGGATGGGAGTGGCCTGCGTGTGAGTACTATAAGCTATGTGGGTACTCCCTGGAAACAGACAAGATATTCAATGGCGGTGTAATGGTCTTTCAGCCACGTAAACACCGGAGCTACCTCGAAGGAGTCTATGGGGCACATGTACTCAAAAGCATCGGCCATCCACGTGGGTTCCACTTTGAACAGACCACTGTCAACTATGAGTTCCAAACGTCTGACATGGTGGTTACATTGCCGAGCGAGTTCAACGCAGTATGGATCATCTGGAAGTCCGATTCGCCCTCGACCCGGCTCGAAGACTTCCATGACAAGAACTACTTTATCCACCTCGCTGGCGGATGTGACCATGGTCTGCTACCGTTACGAACGAACAAAGCCATGTGAAGAGAATGTCAGACCACGGGACGGAGCTGGTACGCGTTCGAATGCCCGTTTCCACACGGCTACATCATCCCATGTTCCACCCTCTTCTGGGTCGCATGCAATGACATTCCGCTCCGTGCTTCCCGTCTTACATGCAGTTACGATGGTAATGTCGCGGCGATATACTTTCCGAATCGCATCCAAAATATGATGACACTCTCCGACAGACCGCCGACAGACACCGACCACGGGTTCGGCCCCACGCATCGCGTCCCTGAACCGCTGAATGCGTCGTTGATATTTCTCGTATACACTTGGGTATGAATCTGCCCAGTTGTCTACGATATGCCATTCTTCGCTACGAGATTGACTGTCGTCTTCCCAGGTCTCCCCCTTTGTTGTCGGGTAGTCGTGGTGAAACTTAAATCCCAGTGCATCGATCAGGACAGTGTTCGTTCCGATGTGCGGATTCACAGTCGCAAGGTATAATCCTGTATGGAAGTCCTTGAAATCAGTGAGAATGCACTCAACGATAGACTCGGTGCTCCCGGTTATCCAATCAAACGGATACGCGGCGGATCGCAATCCGAGTCCCTTTATCGCATGTGCTGGCGAGCACGTATCTCCAAGGGGGATATAGATCACCATTACGGTATAACCACAAATTCACCTGGGTTTCCAGACGCATTTGTTGTTTTGTTTTTGGTTCTTCTTCGTGGTTTGAGAGATCTCGGCTGTCCGGGGAGGACCCCTTGGGACGTCTAGTTGCTGTACGCCAGGCCACCCATGCCGCTCATCACGCGGAGCACGTTGTAGTTGACGGCGTAGACGCGGACCTGGGCCGTGCGGCCGGCGCGCACCGTGTTCACGGACACCGTGAGCTGGAGCGTGGCCTTGTCGATACGCGAGAAGTTGCACGTGCCAGACGGCTGGTGCTCCTCCGGCTTGAGGGCGAAGGAGTACACGCAGATGCCCGGGGCCGCCGGCGTGCGGGTGTGGTGCTGGTACGGCTGCACATACGTGAAGTAGCGTCCCTCACGCTCCGTGAAGCGGTCCTGGCCGTTGAGCTGCAGCTTGGCGACCTCAATCGGGCACTTGCCAGAGCAACGCGTGCCGGAGTCGAGGATGACCTTGGCCAGCAGGTAGTTGGTCGTGTCCTCAAACAGGTACTGCTGGTCGTTCTGCGTGGTCGTGAAGTTCGAGTCCAGCCACGACGCACCCGACAGCGAGGGACCGACCTGGACACCGAGACCCGGGAGGTAGGGGCCGGACGAGCCATCCGACGTGGTCGGCACGTTGAGCGTCGAGGCACCGCCGCCCAGCGAGCCGCGGGCGAGCACGTCCATGATCACACCCTCCGTGGTGAAGTCATCGGAGTAGTTGAACGGCTGGCAGCCGTTGACCTCAGCGATGTGCGAGGGAGCCGGCTGCGAGCAGTCGACGAACGAGTCACGCTGGCACACCCAGATGAGCTCCTTCACCGGGTGGTTGAAGTTGAGCTGGATCTTGTTGCTCGAGGACGTGATCGACTCGGCACCCGTGAACTGCAGCTGCTCGATGAGGTACTCGTGCGTCTGCTGGGCGAAGCGGCGACGCTCCTCCGTGTCCAGGTAGATGTAGTCGATGTACAGCGACGCGGCCGTCAGCGACTGGATCGCCGACGCGGGCGAGCCGCTGATCATCTCGTAGTAGCAGCAGTTGATCCACTGCTCGAACTCCACGTTGATGCGGACCTCGTGGTACTGAAGGGCGATCAGCGGGATGGCCAGGCCGGGGTTGCGGCAGAACCAGAACTGGAGCGGGATGTACAGCGTGCGAGCCGGGGTGCCGGCACGGGGGGCACACGAGTTCGTCAGCTCGGCACCGGCACACGACACGTCCAGGGCATAGCCCTTGCGGTCCTTCATCAGCACGAGGTCGTGCGTGTTGCCGATCATCTCATCGAGGGCCTTGACCGTGCCGATGTCCTGGGTCAGCTGCGTCCAGATCTGCATCCAGTCGCCGTACTGGCGGTCGATACGCTGGCCGCCGATCTCGAGCTCCACCGTCTTCACGACGCGGTGGCCGATGTAGTTGAGCCAGCGGAAACGGGCCATCGTGTTGTTGTTAAGACCGTCCAGCTGAACCGCCGGGAGAACCAGCTGGATGTACGTGCGGTACATCAGGTCCGCGTTACGGTTGATGATGGCCGTCACACGCTTGTTGAAGTCGGCCTGGCCGTTGAACGTCACCTCAATGGACTCCATGGCGAAGTTCGTGTGACGCTTGAACAGCACCTTCCAGAACGTGATCTGGGGGTTGCCGCTGATGTAGATGTCCTGCGCACCGTAGCTGACGAGCTGAAGAAGACCACCACCCATGTTGCTTGTATGCTACATCGCAACAAAATTTCGTGGCAGGAATCTACACACACGACGACCCTCTTTAAAAATGCGCGTCTATGCCGTCAACTGTGACCCCGGTCGCGGTGAACGTCTGAAATCCGCCGCAGCACCTTTGAACCTCGACATTGTCCTTGTTCAAGCCCCCTTGAAGGACGACCCCGAGGTGGTGCGCCGCGGAGCCACCTGTTTCGAGCGAGGCACATCCTATCCCACAGGCTGTGCGGCCACTCTTGGACACATTCGATGTATGCAGGCACTGGTGGATTCGGGAGATCCGTTGGGAATTATCATTGAAGACGATGTGCGATTTCACAAGGACTTCAATCGTTTGGTGGATGCTGTCATACCTCATATGATGTCAGGAAACACGGATATCCTGTCCATGGGGTACATCAACATTCCAAGTGGAACCTGGGAATGGGTGGATGGCGAAGTTATCATCCGCAATGTGGGTGTTTCGAATCCGTGGGGTGCTCAGTGCTACATGATTACCCGGGAGTGGGCTGCGAAGTTCTGTGCACTGTTCTCAGTAGATGATGTGTCCATTCCTTACCAGTCGCATTTCGTCACGGACTGGGTCATGTTCGACCCCATTCTTGGTGTACGTCGTGATGCGTTTGTGTACCCCATCGCTGTCGAATCTCCAGATGAACAATCCATCGCGGCACTGAACCAGGGGAAGCCCGACCTGTTTCAGATTGTTCGCGCCGAGGATTTCTACCTGTAAATATGGCACGCCCGACACTGTGGAACATACAGGTCAGCCCCGCCAATTGCGATTTGCCCATAGCCCGTTTGAAGCCGACGGGTAAAGTGTGCTGGTTTTCCGCAAATACACAGACTCGACAGATGCGTAATCTTATCGGCCAGTGGAATCACGCTCAGGAACTCGCCAAATGGACGGCGGTCCGAGTCGCCAGACAGACCACTCAGTACCACGTCTTTACCGAGCGTGTCCACCGCAAACTCCACGAATGGGACCAGTCCTTGAAAGAACTGCGTCTCATCAACAATGACAATTGAAAAGGAGCCCAGGAAGTCCGCAGTCAACCCATTCAGCGTGTTCGTGGTGTAACATGGGAATGAGTCTCCATCGTGTGTTGTGATCTCATTGACATTGACAGACCGGGTATCAAGTGCGTGTTTGACCACCAGGACTCGCCGGTTCTGAGCCGTGTACTTTCGGGCAAGGCTCAGGGCATAGGACGTCTTGCCGGCAAACATCGGTCCGAGCACCACTTCGAGCGACATTGCGGATTACATGTAGACACTATGAAAACACCAATGGACATTGACGCAGGACTGGCAACCGGCACCGTGTGCTTCGTTGTGTTCATCGCACTCGTATGCTGTGTATATAACATCTATCGTCGCAACCGAACCAGCTCGCTATACGACCTTCAGGAAGAGAACCCCGTATAACCATGTTCGAGGACTGCAAAGTGGAGCTTCTGGAGACGTTTGGTAACGACCTGACCGTTGTGAATGCCGCCCGTGTGTCACTGGGCAAGCACGTCGATGACTTCACCGACAAGGACGCTAAGCTCATCAAGTATCTGGCCGACCACGAGCATACGTCACCCTTTTTTCATCCTCAGCTCCGGTTCCGGTTGAAGATGCCGATTTGGATGGCCCGCGAGTGGTTTCGGCACACAATTGGGTTCTCTCGCAATGAGGTCAGCCGCAGGTACGTAGATGATCCACCGACCTTCCATGTGCCTCACCTTCGGACTCGTGCACCAGGTAAAAAGCAGGGAAGTAATGATGATGTGCATCCGGAGGATGAGCGGTTTATGCAGTATTTGAAGATGCACTGCTGCCACTCGATGGACGAGTACAAGCACCTTTTGGCGAACAACGTTCCACCTGAGCAGGCGAGAATGGTGCTTCCCCAGAATATGATGACGGAGTTTATTGAGACGGGTTCGTTAGCAGCCTATGCTCGTCTGTGCCACCTTCGCATGGGACCCGATGCTCAGGCGGAGATTCGTGCTGTGGCGGGTGAGGTTAGCGAACTCGTGCGTGGCGTGTTCCCCGTCTCTTGGTCCGCTTTGACCGCATAGTTTTGCGACGACGGCCACCTTCTTGAAGTGGACGTATCGACATAAACATCTTGTATCCGGACACAGTATTAAGATCGATAGCGGCGACCGCTTCTAGCATTTTGATCGCCCACGAGGCACACTGCCCCTCTCCGGCGTCTCTTTTCGTTAAGTCAAAGTATTCGACGAGGGCACCCTTCATGGGTGCAATGAGTGCAAGAGGTGATGCATCCATTTTGGTCTCGAAGTATCCTCTGATGTCGTCTCGCCATCCAGGTCTGAGTCCAATACCTAACCAAGCACCATTCTTTACATCGCCAACCAATATATCTGTATCGTACGGTTCAAGTAAAAACAATTCGTTCGTTCCTCCACGTCTGCGAAGAACATACGAAATTAGATGGCTGTGACGAGTGCCTTCTGGCTGAACGTATTCTAGATTGATAACGCCTACGACCGGGATATTGGCTTCGAGAGATTCTTTAATTGTGGTTGACCCGTCTTTTGTCTGGTTGTATGCCCATCGATCCAATCCCCACCCCGGTACCTTTATCCTGTCTGGGTGCCAGGGATAGTGGAATCGTACATCACCCCGTTCACCTGGTTTTCCAGATTCGAGATATGTAAGTTTTCCAGCGGCCTTGTATGGACTCAACGCACGATCAAGTGCTTTATTGAAGTCAAATTCCGAGCATCCCATATCTTGTCGAGGTTTAAAAAGGTTTATATTGCGTGTCGGGTTTGTCCTATACGGAAGCTGTTTCATCTGACGTTCGATCAGAGCATCGCTGTACCCCTTCTTCATCAGACCCGCCATTTCGATTATATCATTCCAACACTTTACTCCATAACCATGCGGGGCACAATGTGCATGGCCTCCAACTCCTGCATCCAGAGCTTCATCGCATAGGGAATGGTCTTCTGAACGAAGTCCGTCTTGTTGCCGCATGACCCGCAAGAGTACAGCCCCTCCTGCGGATTGACAATGGCCAATGTTCCGCACGTCTTGCAGATACCTGTCGAGAAGGGGTCGGACACATCCATCAGTCGCTCCTTGGTGAAGGCTGCCGCACCGTGAGAGATCATGCAGTCACGCTCCATCTCACCCACACGGAGACCACCGTCACGAGACCGTCCCTCGCAAGGCTGGCGAGTCAGTGACACGATGGGTCCACGAGCACGAGAGTGACGCTTGTCAATCACCATGTGCTTCAACCGCTGATAGAAGGTGGGACCCATGAAGATTTCCGCCTGCATCATCTCGCCTGTCTGCCCATTGTACAGAATCTCATTTCCATACGGGTGCATGCCCAGCTCGAGCATCTGAGCCCGCAGCTCCTCGACTCGGAGATGAGAATACGGCGTGCCGTCTCCGAGGGAACCCTTGCGAACACACACCTTTCCGAAGATACACTCCATCAACTGTGCAATGGTCATTCGGCTAGGCACAGCGTGTGGATTCATAATCAGGTCGGGACGCAGACCCGCACCCGTGAAGGGCATGTCCTGCTCATCAAGCAGCATACCCACCGTTCCCTTCTGTCCGTGGCGAGAGGAGAACTTGTCCCCAATCTGAGGAATACGCTCCGAGACCACGCGAACCTTCACGAAGGGATATCCGTCTGAGTTCTTGTCCTGCCAGACACCATCGATGCGGCCAGCCTCGGCATTCTTGTGCGTCGTCGACGCATCGCGGAACGCATACCCCGCGGTATCGTGCCGCAGGTTCACCACCTTGCCGATGACCACGTCATTCTCCTGGAGACTCGAGTGGAGAATCGGAATACCATTCTCGCTGATGGCCGAGTAACTCGTGTTCTTGAACTTGCGAGTATTGTGCTTCTGAGGACGCATGAACTTCTCCTCGCGACCCGAGGTCACGTTCCGGTGCTCCTCGTCCTTGTACATCGTGTAGTAGAGTCCGCGGAACAGCCCGCGGTTCACAGAGGACCGGTTCATGATGATGGAGTCCTCCTGGTTGTAGCCGCCATAACACGCAATGGCGACAATTGCGTTCATACCGAAGGGCATCTCCTGCATCTTCAGAATGTTCATCGACCGCGTCTCTACGATGGGCCGGCTGATGGAGCACAGAACATACGCATTCTTATCCAGCCGCTTGGCAAAGTTGGTGGCGTAGATGCACATGGACTGCTTGCCCATAGCCGACTGGTAGGTGTTACGGGGCGACTGGTTGTGGTCAGACAGCGGAATCGTGCCTGCCATGTGACCGACCAGCATCGACGGGTGAATCTCGTGGTGAGAATGCGTCGTGACCTCCTCCTTGGTCAGAGCAATTCGCAGTGTCTCCGTCTCGGACGCATCAATGTACTCGATGCACATCTTCACCCAGATGTTCCAGTCCTTGCGGTCCTCGCCCTCGGGATGGGGAGCACCCACGCGGAACACCGGGCGAACCACACGGCCACCATCGGTCTCAATGAGAATGGCATTCATCAGCGTATACCAGGCAACCGAGGTGTGCGGGTGAAGGCGAGAACTGCACTTGGCGGCCCGCAGAGCCGTGACCACTGTGAGGGGATTCGCAGCATATGCCAGCAGAACACCATTCACCGTGATGGACGTACCCTCGTACACGCGAGGTGTGGTAATCCACGTAATCTCTCCGCCCGGCAGCTCCGACAGGAAGTGGAGAATCGTCGAGGATGGCACGTGCTGCGAGACCGAGGTCAGAAGCGACATGGTCTTCACGATACCAACAGAATGGCCCTCCGGAGTCTCCACTGGACACATGAAGCCCCACGAGGTGCCGTGAAGCTTGCGAGGAGCCAGCAGCTTGCCCGACTTCTCCACGGGAGTCTGGATACGGCGAAGGTGAGACAGAGTGGCGGCATACGACATGCGGGCCAGAACCTGGGAGACACCCACCTTGGTCGCATTCGACAGCGATGTCGAGTTCGTCGTGCCCATGCCCTGGACCGTGAAGTTGCCCGTGGCCAGAGCCTGCTTCATCTTGCCCTCGATGGCCGACACCTTGAGAATCTTGTAGAGGTTGTTGATGTTCAGAATCTCCAGGGGCTGACCGGCCTTCTTCCACGCGTCATTGTTGACCTCCTGGACGAACTCGTTACGGGTGTCGTTGCACACCTTCTGGAACAGCTGGCGGAACAGGTGAGTCAGCAAGGCACCTGTCGTCACCACCCGCTTGTTCGGGTAGGCGTCGCGGTCATCCAGCGGAATGTGCTTGCAGTACGTGAGAAGCAGCCTGCGAATCATGGAAGCCATCAGCATCGTGCGGCGAGCATTCAGCACCTCCACTGTTGGCGCCGGTGCCCCATGAGCACCTGCCTCTCCGGCAAACCGCACGTGAGGCAGAAGCTCCGTCGTGAGCAGATACCGCACATAGGCACACTTGTCCTCCTGATTCGTGCCGTACTGAAGGTGGTTGGTCAGGTACCGAACCGCATCGTCCTGCGAGTAGACCGCCAACTCGGCACAATCGCGGAAGGACGCACCCAGCAGTTCGACGTGCGAATCCGCCTCGTCGCCCCAGATGATGCGAGCCACTGTACGGTCATCCTGGATTCCGAGGGCACGGAAGTAGACCATGACCGGGATGTCCTCGCGGAATCGAGGCACACAGGCCACCATCGGGAACCCGTAGCCATTGAACTTGGAACTGAGGCGAATCTCCAGCTTCTTGGGCGGAGTCGTGAAGGACTCCTGGAGACTCTTCATCTCCACCGAATACAAATACTTGGACGATGTCTTCTTGTTCTGGAAGATCATGATGCGATTGTCCGCCACCTTCTCCTGGCAGAGGATAGTCCGCTCCGAGCCGTGGACCACAAAGTAGCCCATCGGGTCGTGGGAACACTCGCCCATGTCTGCCATCTGCGTCGGATACTCCTTGAGGAGGCACAGCGACGAGCCCAGCATCACCGGCAGCTTGCCCATGGAGATGCCCTCAAAGACCCGGAACTCCTCATCGAACGTATCCAGCAGCGGTCCCTTGTATGTGCGGGCCACAAACCGGATGTCCGCATGCATCTGGGCCGCATAGGTGAAGTTGCGAACACGTGCCTCCATCGGAAGCATCGGCTTGACGCGTCCGGTGGCCTCCTGGAGTCGCGGCTTGAGGTAGGTGACATTCTCGAAGGAGAGCCGGAACTCGTACTTGTACTTCTTGGTGGCCTCATCCTGCTCGTGCCAAACGGTGATGGGCGCAGTCGACTGGACGATGAGAGGAAGCTTGTTGCGAATGAAGTCTTCGAAGGAATCGACCTGATGATCCACGAGACGACGAACACCCTTCTCGAAGTATGCCTTAACAGCGTCCCACTCAGCCATGGTATATGAATGCCCCGGTTACGCTGTAAATAAGGTTTATCCGTTTTGAGTAAAGGGAATGGCCGAGAAGCAAATTAATATCCGCAAAGTCGGCGGACCTGGCGACCAACCCAGCCAGCCTGACGAACGCGACCGTAGGAGAACCGCTAAGAAAACCAGGACAAAGACCTTTCCGATGGGAGTGTTGAAGACGGGAAACAAGAAGACTGCTCGTAAAATTGAAGGAGTCCGCGACCCCGCCGCCAGCCCTCCGTTCAAGAAGGGAATCCGCATCTTGACCAGCCAAGGCGAATTGCAGAAACGCAACAAGATTCAGAAGACACTTCGCAACATGCCGGAAAAGATAATGCGTGAACGTCTCAAGGCTGCGAAGATGGACGTTGGTTCAAAGGCACCCCCAGCACTTGTCAAGCTAATCCTCGAAAGCGGCGCGGAAGCGGGAATGGTTTCGCTGTGATAGTCTAATGACGTCCATCTGGGGTCCATTAGGGTGGATGACCCTCCACTCCGCCGCTTCGTTATATCCTGACTCGCCTACCGAGGCTGAGCGTCAGCTTCTTCTCAAATGGATCGAACTCTTTCGAGACACGATTACATGTCCGTCGTGTCAGGGTCACTTTGCGGAGATGTTAGCTGATTACCGTTCAAAGTACCCGAACTTCTTGTACTCACGTCGCGAGTTCCTGCTCTTCACATTCCGGGCCCACAATGCGGTGAACCGCCGCCTGAACAAACCCGTGTATTCGACTGTACAGGCCTGTTTTGATGTCCTGCGTAATAATGTCAAGTTCAACAAGTCATATTCCTTCCGAATCTCGTACATTAATCATATCACTCGGCACTGGAGGTCGTTCCGCGATGCGAGTGGTATGGCAGCCCTGAAGCGAATTATGGAGCTTCAGAAAATCGAGAACGAGTACATGCGGCCTCGCAGCAATGAGTTCGAGGTACTCATTCCGGAGGACAGTGTATTCTATTCCGTTGGGCAGGTTCAGTCCGAAGTCGCCCAGCCCATGGTGGCACGCACGGGCGGTCGCATGGTCATGACGGCAACTGGATTTCGCATACGGAGGTAAGTGGGCGTACTGGGTCCCATGGGACTGAGATATATGGGTCAGTCTCCCATGCATATCGCTTCATCCACGGATGGCGGGTATCATGTGCTTCGTCATAGAACTCATCATGGAACTTTACTCGTTTGCGCGCTGTCCGCAAGGACGCAGACGGTAGAATGCATTGTAACTGATTGCCAACATGAAAGGGGGGTGTTGGATGGTCCCACACGAAGGACGTAGGCTGTTCAAAATCAGCCAACGTCTGAAGAAGAGGAGCATCCGTGTACGGATAGACCCAACACCAGTCGGGCGCTCGAGACGTGGTGAAGTACTCCAACGTCCACGCATATGTCTTCCAGTAGGCATAGCACACAGGCTCCCAATCCACGATACCGTCCATCATCAAACCGACTCGCGTCTCCAGCGCATTCCCGTCCACGGCCACAATGTGTGCGTCGTGTGGCTTTCGGCGCTCAATCAAAACCTTTGTCTCCATCTTCTCCGGATCCTTCATACGGAGTGCACGTCCATGACCATCTTCGCGAAGAGAGAACATGGCGATGGCTGGCATAAAGTCATTGCCAAAATAGCGAATGCACATGCGAACATACTCGTCTACGGGGAGAGGCAGAACAGCCGCCAGGGCGGAAATCGAAAAGGCATCATCGTCTCGAAGTAGGAATAGGTTGCCGACACTGCGTTGTGCCAACGCGATGAGCACCAGGTCTGCGTCGAGCCCGTAGATTGCCACAGTGGCTCGGGCACATGGGTCAAGGGTTCGTAGCCATTGAAAAATCTTATGCTCCCCTTCGCCATGCTCGTCTGTTCCTGATATGACAGCATCCGGGAAAGCCAGTCGCATTTCCCGCACAAGTTCCCGCATATACGGCGTCTCAGGAGAGAGCTGGTTGCGGTCAAACGTACTGGCCTTCTCGGGGATACGGAAACGACGATACCGCTGCTGAACAATCTTCGCATAGGGCACCAGTCCATCGAAGGCAATGTAGACTCGCTTAACCCGCATGCGGTCGAGGTACATGCGAAGTTCAGCAATCACACTGCCAATCGGATCTTCATCCTTGATTGCCTTGTGAAGGAAACAGTTGAAGTCCATGCACAACACATCGGCTTCAAATGTATCGTAGGGTTTCTGGATGTGTTTATGTTTACGAAGTAAGGACGCCACGTAATACGGGATACCCATTAAGGACTCTCCGCCTCCTGAGTTAAGGCCATTTACCACCAACCGCACCACGTACGCTTGGCCGCATTGGCAAGAATCTGCTCCACATTGTTGACAACCATCGTCGGCTGCTTGGACATTACGGAGGCCAGAAGGTCAGACGCCTTCTTCTCCGCCGCAACAACCTTGGCCGTCGCCTCGATGCCCGCCACCGCCGTCTCGACAATGTGGGGAACCATGGTCGACACGAACACGCGAGCCGCATCCTTCTCAAGCTCGGGCATGGTCGACGTGTTGATAACGTAGAGCAGGCTGCCCTGAAGCATGGTCAGACGCTCAGCAGGCGTCAGAGCATCCAGCGAGTGAAGGTGGGTCGCCAGCTTGCTCACAGAGGCCACGGGGTTCTTCCAATCAATGGAGTCGAACAGACCGGACGGGGTGGGCGTAGGATTCGGGCCAGGGACACTCGGCGGCTCAACCGCAACAGGAACAGGAACATCAGCAGTCGACATTTATGTGTTATCAGGAGTTTCCTCTAAACTCTACCAACGCATACTGCGGCGACGGCGGCGTGTGCCGGCCTTCGGGGGCCCAGGCGGAGCGGCGGCGGGGGCTAACGACGGAGCCGGGGCAGGCATCATCGGCTCAGCCTGAGCGGGAAGAGGCATCATCTGAACCTCCTGCTTCATCTTCGGGGCCTTCGGGGCCTTGGCAGCCTTGCGAACCTTCGGAGCCCGCTGGGTCTTGGCCTTCGCTGCCTTGCGACTCTGTGTCTGCTGATACTTCATATCCTGCTTGTGAGCCTTCATATCGCCCTTGGCCTTCTTCAGAGCCTCTTCCAGCTTGGCTATCCGCATACTCGAGGCATTCGTGGTCCCCGCGACCACACAGAACTGATTGACCTTTTGGCGAAGTGTGGGCATCTCTTATTACTAAAAACGAATTTAAACGCCGCAGCTAGAAGACAACAGCGACACCATGGACATCTGCCCCAGCTGCTACAACGACACACTTACGACCCACGCCGAGCAGGGAATCGCCATTTGCCAGGGATGTTCTCCCGTCTTCTGCATGGAATGTTATCACGGTGCTCGGTATTGCTGCGTCTTCTTCCAGGATACGCCTGCCGTGCCGGAGTACAATTGGGAATGTGCTGAGGCCTATATGGCACTGCACATCGACGCAGCGGAACGCATCGTTCGCTCTGGACCTCGTCGCAAGTGTTCGGTGGTTCGCGTTGAAGGCCAATTGTTTCGCCGCGTCATGTTCAACGGTATTGTCACGCAGGAAATTGCGTGTGCCAACAAGTAAATGTGGACGTGGCTGATTCTCCTCGCACTGGTCATCCTCTTTTTGTTCTTGACAAACGTTGTCCCTCCGCCGTCCTTCCTGCCTCAGCCGGGTTGTAGGGCGTGTGCAAAGAATCAAGCGGAATAACAAATGTTCGGATTCATGAAGGCGTTCAAGCCCAAGCCAATCGTCCCCGCACCCAAGATTCCTTCGCAGCCCGCTCCTCCTCCGCCCCCTGGACCCACGTCATAAGTTTTCGTGTAGTGAAATCAAATGAAGACTCGTCGCAACCTCATCGGCCCTCTGAAGAAGGGAACCCTGATGGGCTACTCTGCCACCATGAAGGCCCCGGCTCGTCGTAAGACTCTGCGTAAGGTTGTGGCGAAGGTTGGTCCGCTGTCCACGTTCCGTAAGTTGAATGCAATCTCCGTGTTGACGAAGCGTACTGCACCCAAGAAGTCTCGGACGTTCAAAGCTGACCGCAAGTGGGTGAAAAAGAACTTCATGTAAAGACAAATGTCCTTCAAGTGGATACTCATCGGAGTCCTGGTTCTGGTCCTGTTCGGCTACGTGTCTGTTCAGGGTCCCGGCGTGCAGTGCAGCGGGTCGATGATTTACTGCCCTGGCGTTGGATGCGTATCAGGTCCTGAGAAGTGCAATGCCGGTGCGTCAGGTGGTGCGTCCAGGACCTTCTCGACCACCTGGGAGAAGGAGCAGTTCACCGATGGCAAGGACATGTGGCCGAGTGTGCCCAAGTTCACTGAGGTGGCTCCGCCCACCATCCGCCAGTGTCCTGACAATACACGGGCTCGCGATGGACGTTGCTCAGAATACCTCGGCCCTTAGGCGAGGCAAATACACTGTGCCTGCGGCAGCACAGTGGGTGCCTGACGCGTCAGAACCTTCAGCTTCATGTGCTTCGTCTCAAAAAACTCCTCAACCGTATCCTTGACCACCTCGGGGTCAAAGTCCTTGCAGGAGAACACATCCAAATACATGGAGTTGTTCTCTTCCACAAAGTGTGCACAGATGTTGCTCGTCTCGATGAGCTGAACGAGCGTGTATCCCGCCTTGTTGCCCGAGCCGAACCGCACAATCTGCGGGTTTCCGTAGGCCACCATGTCGATACGCTGAACCAATGCCTTATTGAAGGCGTGGATGTTGACAGGGTTGCGAATCGTGTGCGGCGTGGCACGAGCGGCGTCAATCATAAGGTGCTTGCCCCACGTACGGAGAGGAGTGCTCATTACCAGTACTCTTCTCTTGCGTGAAAATGTAATGAAGAACACGGGGCAGAACCGGTTACCCTCGGTGAAGGGTCATGTTGTGAACCTGACACTGAATCTCATCATTATTGCTGTTTTGTATGTGCTTCTGGCTGCGGTGACAGCCACAGTGATTCGGACGGGATTCGGACGGTTCAATGAGGCGTGGACAAGGATGCCATTGGCGTATCGGATAGCCGATGTGACAACTGAGATGTCGGTATTAGTTGTCTCCTCCTTCTGGGTGACATACTTTGTTCACTTTATGGTTCCAGTTCTGCCTGTCGACCAGAAACTCGAACATTTTATCGAGTTGTACGGTGGACGCATGGTCTTCGTGTACGCAGTGTTCTTGTTCGTCCACGATTTGGACGTCAAACTCCACTCAATCTACACTGAGCTTATCGACGACGGTGACGTCCACCCATCACGGGCTGGGCAGAAGACGTATTGAGGAAGAACGCATAGTACGGGATGTAGATTGAACCAAAGATGAAATCAATCACCGCCCAGAACGGCGACTGGTACTTGTCGTACGACAGCTTGGCGGCCGCCGCGTGGAGGAGAAACGCAAAGACGCCTCCAAACGACGCGAGAATCATCATGAGACCGCCCCATAACGTCGGCGTCGGGGTTGTGGTCGCGGTGGTCGTAGGCTGCGTCAGGGCGGGGTTCGTTGGTGCGGAGCTCATTATATGTGGATGGGAATAAAAACGAATGTCTCGCCTTGAGAATACATCGCTCTCTACAATGGCAACCCAGCAAAAGCTTTCGTCTGAACTCCTTCGCCGCGGACACACCACATATGGAACGCCGCACGTTCGCATAATGCGTTTGCATCGACTCAGTTTCTACGAGCAGCGAACGCGGAACCTTCGCCGGTCTCTCGACAACCTGCTCGACCACTACATTGGGCTGTTCATCGCCGGCAAGGACGCTCGCTTTGTCCGGTCAGAGATTCTGGCACATGACCGTATTCTGAAAACGGATTCTGTGATTGTACAACACAGGTAAGAGCCGGCCTCCAATCAACAATGTCCTTCACCACCAACAAGCAACACGACAACACCCGCGACTTCTACACTGCAACCCACTCTACCATGGCTACCCACACCTTCTTCTGCACCGCCCCCAACTGCGACAACAAGACACTTCTTCCGTACACCGAGTGCGACTACTGCGCAAAATACTGGGCCGACGTGGTCGAGGAGGACACCTGGTGCGGCACGACCGACTGGCTCACGTCCACTTGCACCTGCGGCGGTGGTAGCCGCATGTGCCCTCATTGCTGCGAGGAGGACAGCGACCCGTGCCGGGGGTGTGGCTCCCACTCGCTGTGGGACAATCGGTACTGCCGCACCTGCTACGAAGTTCGGTACGGTCCTTGCTACCCGATGTGCATCGACTGCGGCGGCCACGAGTTGGCACAGGACTCGGCACGATGCCACTCGTGCATTGACGGAGCCCGGTCGGATGCGGCCGCGGCCGTGCCGCCCGCACGCAGTCCGGATGAACTGCGAGAGGTCATTGCGGAGATTGAGGAACGCCTCACGACCAACATGACCAAGGGTCAGCGTGACGACTGGATTTGGATTCTCCAGAACCGCCGTGCCGACCTCGCGGCGGCGGAGAAGGAGATGTGCGAGGGATACGACCAGGATGACCTCAACAAGCTGGACCGTGCGAACCACTACTGAAAACGGATTCCCCGCACAAAACACTTTTTACATCAATATGGAGTCCTTCTTCGTTGACATCGGTTTCCTCCCAAGCCGCGCTGCAGAATATGCCGACATCATCCAGGCTACACGGCGTGCAGACTTGTGCGACTGGATTCGCACGGCCAAGGACATCAACCAACCCCAGGCAGACATGATCTTCAACAACCTGGAAAACAAGGACTGCCATAGTGGTGGTAGCTTCAATTCCGCGATGCGAATTGCTCAGTATGTGTTCAAGCACGGATACGAGGCATTGGCTGCCGATGCTATTCACTGGAACAAGCTGGATGTGTACCAGATTGAGACGGCTCGTCGTGCGGTGTTTGAGTTGGCTCGCACGCGGCCGACGTCGGACATTCCGCAGGTGGTCATCTATGACCGGTGCATCAAGGCGTCTCTGGGCGAGGATTGGCGAACCTCGACGACCATGACGGACTTGGCGATTCGGAATGCGGCCGCTCGTGCCCTTGACATGGTGCGGTTCTTCAACACGAGCAGCTGAAAAAAACGGATTCAATGTGTTTTACCAAGAGAGTGGCCGAAATGGAGTGTTTCATGTGCCATGCGTACGTCCACGACGCCCTTCGCAACCCAGTTCATCTCCCAGGCACAAATGCCACGCGTGCGGCAAAGTATGCCCACCTCTTCGTTCCCGAATTCGTCCGAGCTGCACACATGAACACGGACGGAGAGTTCGTGTCTTTGCTCTTTGTCGAGGTGGGTGGCGTCAAGCGGTCGTGCCACATCCGCGACCCAATGGCCGTTGCACGCATCTGGGTTCGCCACCAGCAAAAGGCGATGGGAGACCTGAGTCAGATTCACAATGGTCACGTCATTTCACGACCTACATCCGGGCACGGACTTCGCATTCGCATTCCACGTGATCGCGAGTACGATGATTTGTATGCCTGAGGAATTGTCGCGGATACATATAAATGGACCTTAATGTTATCATCCCCGTTCTTTTGTTTATTCTGCTGTCCCCGGGCGTGCTGCTTTCTCTGCCACCTGGGGCGGGTAAGACGACCCAGGTTCTGACCCACGCAGTCGTGTTTGGCGTCGTGTACTGGGGTCTGCGTAAGACGTTCCCGCAGTACTATTGAGCCTGGCAATTACCCCTGGGACAGAATGTGACGCACAACCGGATGGTCCTGGATTCTAGCAATCTCTGCCCACGCAATATACTCTTGAAACACCCGCTCATTTGCTGACAGCGGAAACGCGGGATAACAACACCTCAATGCCTGAAATGCCTCTGCCTCCGCAAGTGCATTTTGCTGGCGTAGAAACATCGTAATCTGGTCAAGCTTTGCCTTGCGGTCAGGAATACTCAGCCCCTTGAAGTTCTTGCCGAATTGCTCCATTCTACTTGAATGATATATCGATGTATGTGCGTAGGTCATATTTGTTAGGGATGCCCATCATACGTCGGAAGTAATACTCTTGAAAACTGTCACCACCGTCCGGACACAGCTCCTTCTTGAGTGCCGCCATCAAGGTCGGATTCCGCTTGACACACTCGCTTCGAGTGTATCGTTTCAGTTGGTTGATAGCGGTTGTGAGTTCATGGTGTTTTTCCATGATTCCAAACCCATTGTTCTCCCTGACGAATGCGACAACCTTACGTTTCGCAGCCAGTCGCATCCGCTTGTACTCGGCTACCTTTCGGTTGATATCCGCTCGAATGCGACGGAACTCAGGGTCAGTCTTGAAGGCCTCAATGGCTTGGGCACACAGACCCGCTTCCTCTAGCTGGACTTCAGGTGTCCGGTGGCGATTGCACTGAATGCAATCAAAGTCTGTGCGACGCATGTAGGCAATAATGCACCGAGAATGAAAGGCGTGCCCGCATTCCAGTTTCAGACATGTCTCTGTGGATTCGCGTTGGTCATTGAATTCCTCCATGTCCATATCGGACTGACAGACCGAACAATCGGGCATTTAAATGTTCCACGTTGATTGGTGTAAGCCGGTATGCCATCCGCTGAGGATTTGCGCGCTGTCGCCGCCAGTTACGACCCAGTTGAGGACTTCATCAACGTTGCCACTCGCCAAATTGAGCTTGCCGCCCGCTCGGGAATCACATACGATTACATTGATGTTCCGGGCAACCTTACGCGAGAGAAGGCCAAGGCCGCCCTCGTTGGTAACTTCCCCAACTGTCGGATTGACAAGATGTGGTTCGTAAACTGCTTTAAAGTTAGCTGGGCGAATTGACAATGGGCAATTGCTTCGGGTTCGAAGACACTCCCATGATGACGATAGGGACAAAGACTGTGAGGAAAAGTCAGATGAAGGGTATCAAGACCTACCAGGATGCCCTGCGGTTTATCGGACGCGAGTGTTCGGACACGGCGGTGATTACAACCATACTCAATCACCAGGTATCCTTCGTTCCCGTGTCTGCACCGTTTCAAATTGTGGACGAAATCATCTTCAAGCAGTCGCATATTCCAACTCGGAAGTTATACGGAAGGCGCAAGTGATTTTGCCGCCGTGTCGCGGAGATTGTAGAGCTTAATCAACGGTTCGAATTGAATGTCTGTCAGAATCAGAAATCCACCGACTGAGATGATGATACCGTCCTCCCATTCGATGCCCTTCGGCCGAAAGAGCCAAAAGTAGATACCGAGAAACAGACCCAGCGAAACCTTGAACACCGTATCGACGACCGCGAACAGCGAACTCTCCTTCACCTTGTGACCAGTGGCCAACATGACAACCTGAAGAAGGACGACTGCCTTCAGAAAGAAGAAGTATACCTGGTACGCCTTCATTGTGATATCTCGAGCAAAAACGAATCCAAGTCCATCAACAAAACTACTTTTTAGCGGTTACCATGGAGCACCTCTACATTCTCGAACTCACCTGCGGCAAGTACCTTGTCGGCAAGTCCCGCGATGTCGACCACACCTACGCCTACTACGCCTGCGGCTTCGGCCCCCAGTGGATTCAGACCTATAACCCCGTCCGCATCCTCGAGACTCGCCCCATCACCGGTCCGAATGACGTGCGGGTAACAACGATGGCCATGATGAAGAAGCACGGCATTGATGCTGTGCGTCCGTATGACTGCGGGGATATGCGGCTAAGCGATGAGGTTGAGCAGCCTATTCGCTTTGAGATGCATGCACCTGCGGACTCGTGCACAAATTGCCACGCAACGGGGCATGACCACAAGGTCTGCACGCAACCCAAGAACACCAGCTGGGCATGTCAGTGGTGTGTGTCCGATTATCCCAACCGCTATGCGTGCGAGCAGCATGAGAAGGGATGTCGCCCACCGAAGACGCCTCTGGCCGAACCCAAGGATTGGTGCACTCGTTGCGGCCGCACGGAACACACAGCTGACCGGTGCTACGAGGTTCGACACACGGAGGGTTGGCGGATTCATTGAAAACGAATTCACCCAACCGCATACATTTTTTCATTCAACATGGCGACCTGTGACTGGTGTACCACTCCGCTCGTCAACCAAGACGTGTACCTTCTGCACATTGAATCTCCCGTCAACCCTCCTAAAACCTTCCACATTGGAGCCAGTTGTTGCATCCAGAGCGGTCGGGGTGAACATGCCCGATACGCAAATGCGTTTCTCGTCCAGCACGGACGTCGTCCACGCGTGTTCCTTGAACACACGAAGATGGAGTGAAAACGAATTCGCTCGCTCACACCCAAACCCTTTTTACAATGGAGCCGCTTACTCGCACTCAACTTCAGAATGCCCGTGCCACCGCCGTTGCCGAGAAGGAACGCATCGCCCGAAAGGCAGAGGAGGACAAGGGATGGCGGGCTGCCCAGGTGTTCTACCAGGAGGTTCGGCGTACAGCCGAGTTCGGGGCCATGACCTATGCATGTTCATCCTCAATGAGCCTAGGCATTGCCTTTGACACGATGCTCTCTCTGACCAGGGAGAACTTTCCTGACTGCGATGTCTCGGTGGAGATTCGGCACATGGCACACGACCCTACCTACGGAATCCGCGTGAGTTGGACCCCACCCCCATATGCAGATGCGGCTACTACGTTGGAGGAGCGTCGTCTTCAGAAGGAGACGTCATGGTAAATCCTCAACATACTCCTCCCCGTTGGCCAACTGACCCCAGTGCCGCATTTCGGGATACCTGGTTCGCAGAATAACGAGCCAGGCCTTCAGTGTCGCCTCATCTAGAATGTACTCGCCATTCCCAATTACGCCATCTTCGAGCCAGAAGATTGCGTACTTTGGTGCGAAGTCGGGGTCACGCATTTTTGGTTCTTTGTCATTGTCTGCGAAAACGGATTCTTTGAGTTCACAGAAAGGGGAATAGCCGGCCCAATCAACACAAGCTCTTCTCTCCACCAACACAAGAATGTCTCTCTTCATGTTCGTCGATTCACCCGCCACACGCCAAGAGGAATACTGCCGCCGTGTCAACGAGCATATGGAGCGTGAGCGCATGATAGAGTCATGGCGCGTCGCTGGCCTCACGGATGAGGAACGCCGCGACGAACAATTTGAGCGTGATGAACGTAAGTTAAACAGTACAGGAACATGCGGGAAACACGGATTCAGCGAGGAGCGTGTGAAGGAGATTATCGCATGGGCCACTGCGAAGTGGCGGCGACTCAATCCGGAGAAGGCGGCGGCGAGTGATGCCGCATTGGCGGCTATCCGTGCCGCACACGAAGCGGACATAGAGAAGGAGCGGTTGCGTGTAGAGGCAGAAGCGAACCGAGTCGCACTCTGGCGAGCACAAAGGACGGAGTTTGAGGCAGCGCGTCGCCGGCGCCCGCAGGTGCATGACGTACCTGCCAAGAAGAAGGCAACCATCGTCAACGGCGTGCTGACATGGGCGTGAAAACGAATCACCGATCTTCCAACTAGACATTTTTACAATGCCCTGCGCCATGTGTCGATCAAAGACTCACGCCTATCAAACATGCCCACTCCGCCGCCCGCCGCCGCCGAAGATCGTTTATGTTCCTAGCAACGGCTACAAGCAGGCAGCCGTTGGTGGAATTGTTGGTGGAATTGTGCAAAATTCAGGATGTGTTATAGCCTAATCGGAAAACGAATCCATCCTTTTCATACCAAATCGAGATCCGCATCGGCTAAAATGGCTCTTCTCGACGCATTCCTTCGTCAAAACAACGTTCCCGGCATCCAGCATGGCTCGAATCACCAGATTTGGTGGGTTCCAGTCAAGCTCTTCAACCAACTCCCAATTGAGAAGTGGGAGTTTAACCGCGACCCCGACACAGATCGGGTTGCGGAGATCCACGAACACATCCTGCGGGCTAAGCGTGCAGATGGGATCATCCACCTCGCAGATGTCAAGAACAAGATCGTCTGTTACGAGTCTAATCACCGCCGCGAGGCTCTGAAGGGCATCGAGGACTGCGCAGACATTCTGATTGACGTGATGTGGAACACGAACGACGAGGAACTCAAGGAGGAGTTCCGCCGTCTAAACAAGGCTGTATCGGTCGCAGAGCTGTATATCGCAGAGAAGCCGATTGACTTTGCCGAGTTGATTGCAGCTAGGGATTCATTCTGCAAGAAGTATGCTCTGCTGAAGTCAACCAGTCCGAATTCTCACCGCCCAGCCTTTGAGCAGAATTCTCTGCTCGATGACTTCGCCAGGATCACGAAGGAGAACAAGATCTCTGTCGCTGAGATGATGAAGCGCTTGGAGGCACTGAACGCCGAGATGGCGACCCGTGACCGCAAGAAGCTGAAGGAGAGTGTAATCGAAAAGTGCATCAAGTCCGGATGCTGGCTGTTCGCATGGGAGCGGCGGCTGAATGCGAAGGAGTTGTCGTAGAAAACGGATACAATGTTTACACAAAAAACCATTTTTACCGTCAAGATGCCGGACTTCACAACTACTTTCCATTCCCTGCTCGGAAATATCATCGAGCTCTCCGCGATTCTGATAGAGTCTACATTGCCCCCGCCGCCCAGTCAGCCAGGTCGTGCCCTCGACACAGCTATTGCGTCTACACAGATGGTTTCGGTTGATCTTATTCACAAGATAGGAATGCATGCCGGACTCAGTATGGACGAATATGTGGGCAGAGTTCACACATGGGAGGGTACTAATTTCCTCACCTTCAAGGCACGCGACAACTTCATGGGTAAGTCCATCTACACGCTCAATCTCAAGACCAGACGGCCAACGCAAACATCGCCGATTCAGAAGCACCTGAACGCCGAGCTCGAATTAGCACTGGTGCTTGCGTAGAAAACGGATACACGCCTAACCACCATCAATCTTTTCAATTGAGATGCCTCCGAAGAAGCAGCCTACCAAGACGGTTGTCGTTGAGCGTGTTGTCACGACCAAAGAGACCCGTGTTACGTATGAACCTAAGCCTAAGAAGAAGACGAGTGCGTGTCATCGATGCGGACGCACGAGCCATTGGATTGCCGACTGTTATGCCAAGACGGATAACGATGGAAACGACATCGAGTCAGACAATGATTAACCCTTTAACCCTCTCTCCTTCAATTCCCGTTTCTGAGCCCGCAGCTCAGCATTCAACGCACGTCGTGTAGGGTTCCGAAGCACACGGAACAGATGGTGATGCTCACGCAGATACTCGCCTTTTTTCATGCGGATAGTCTTGGCGGTCTTGCGCCGACCACTGCGGCCACCATCGGTCTTCAACTTCAGCTTACGTATATTTATGGGTTCCGGGTTACCCACGTCCTCTCCCCTCGTATACAGATCCGTACGATCGCCTGTTTCGTCCGGAAAGCCAACTGGTTTTGTATACTCATCGTCCGTGAATCCAAACTTGTTTTCGAAGCCATGTATCGGAGCGTCACTTTTGTTGTTTTCAAGCCTCCACTCCTTCGCCATAGCCGTGGCTATGAGTGCCTGTTTCGCTTCATCAAATGTTCGGTAGGTCTTCCCGTCGAGCACGTCATTGTTTACCAGGATGACGTATATATCGCCCATTGTTCATTCCCGAGATTACTTCAACGCACGTACGCTGAGGATATACAGGAACATGGCATTGACAACGCCCAGGATTAACGCAGGAGCCGACCGGAGGAACATGGCGAATCCACGCTTGGGCGACACGGCCATCACATACAGCTCAAACAGCACCACGAGGGCAGCCGACACAGCCACCAGCCAGAAGATGACATAGTAATATGTCTCAATCGTGTCGTTCGATACTTTCTTCGTTAAGTCGGACTCGGTTGCCATTTATTTATGACGGCGACGAGTTTTGCGTCGGAGGTCTCCATCGTGCTTGGGATTTCCATCGAGGAACGAATAGACCCGAGCCATTGCCCACTGTTCCTTGCTGAGCTTCTTGCTATACGGGGCATTCACGCCCTTCTTGAAGGTTCCCTTCATTCGCACCGAGGTGGGGTTCGTCTTGTACGCACCGATACCTCGGTCGTACACCTGTTGGAGAATGGGGCGGGGAATATGCGAAATCTTGGCCAACTCTCCAACCGAGTATCCGTGTTCAGGAAGGTTGTGTTTGCGGAGGAACCGGAGACGATGTGTGTTCCTGGCGGTCTTGCGACGGCCACCTCCCGCAGTGTCAAAGACCTCGTGTAACAGGGCAAGCTGTTCACTTGCATCCATCGTATCTTCTCCATCGTCCCCAGCATCTGTGAACACCGCGATGGTTTCCAACGCATCACGCAGGCGTGCGACGAACACAGGGTCATCCTTAAGTCCGCGACTCTTAATCGTCATTGCGAATTTTGGGTCACCAAGTTGGGAAGCGATAGCACTCGCCTCCGGAAACAGCGTTCTGGGATCCGGCTCCTTCAGTTTTGCCACCAGTCGTTCAGGTACAACCCTCTTCTTGTCCGTCGCCGCTTTCAGTTCGAGGAATTGCTGCTTCACATTGGGATACGGTGTAGAATATCCCCATTTTGTATACGTCGCCTTCGCAGCCTCTGTCAGTGGATATAAATAGATGAAAAACGCCCCGTCCCTCTTGGCGTCTTCGACCAATTTGGCATGGAGTGCCTGACCAATGCCCCTGTGCTCAGGAGATGGAATACGGGTCGCACTGATTTCGGAGAGATATACGTAGATACGACCAAACCGTTTCCTGGTTTCTGCCATTAACCAACCGACGATTGTGCCATCGGACTTCTGTGCGACGTAATGCCGAACGCGGATAACCGTCTTGTGACTCTTTTCACATCCGTGAATCCAAGGAAGAACGCGTGGGTCAAAAGGTCTCGGGTCGCCAGTTTGCTGACTGTCGGCCAACCTTGCCAGCTCCTTGATTTTGGCGAGGTCGGTGGCACAATCATACGCCGTGACCGTATATGCAGGTTCGCGTGCCGCAGGAACCTCGGCCATTATTAACCCCCTAGACAATCTCATACCTGCTCACATCATTGTACGGTCCAATGACCGTGTGCAGCTTCCCGTCCTTCTCGAACGTATGACGCGTGACGCCGCCACGCCACGGCCCATCTGGGTAATCGTCCTCCGTCTTCACGAACCGGCCGAGCAACTCACCTGTCTTCTTGTCCTTGTACTGCTTGGTGGGATCCATTTGGGTTGGTTAGCGAGGTGTAGGTAAATTACTGGCGAGTTGTGGGCGTAATGCGTCCTTTATCGTGTTCCCGTCCTTCTCGGCTCGTTCCCACTCACCAGACTCATAATCAATTGTCTGTGTGGGGGATCCGTTGATATAGTACAGCGTGATGCGTGAGCCGATTGGATATTTGGTTCCAAGCCACACACCATGTAGCCCCGAAAGTTCAATCATTCGCCCCGCGACGCGAACTACGTGCGACATTTTGTGTATAGACTCGCAGTATGTTAAAATGTCGGAGTACCGGTAACTTTCAGCATTGACACGTTACCCTATAAAATGGACAGCGTCGTAACCGCCGTGATTGACAAGTTCAAGCAGCGGTCGGAGTTTGGGAAGGCAAAGTATGGAACGGACCTTGACCGTAAGGACCTTTCCATTCTTGAGTGGATTATCCACGCTCAGGAGGAGCACATGGATGCTATTTTGTATTTGGAGAAGCTGAAGGTCGAGTTGCGGGCTCAGAACGTGCTTACCGTCACTTCGACGGCTTCGGGTCGTTAGACTGACCTGATGAACTGCCATTGCAAGTATTCGCATATTTTGGCCCAAATCGTGTCATGTGCGATTAACCTGTCCCTCGACTTTAACAGCGGAAAATAGGGTCGGTACTCATCAAGGTCCAGCAGCTCCATGAACTTGTACAGGATGTACGAGTACGATAGAAAGTTCGTGCGGTCATTCGGGCAGTACAGCAGGAACGGAGCCTGAATCTCCTGGAACATGGCTCGGATTTTCTCCTCAATCTCCGGCGTAATGGTGGGTGGAGGATTGCCGTTCAACCGCGAAAGAATGTGAGCCGCATGCTCATAGAACTTGGAGCGACCCAGCTTCTTCAGAATCTCACGAATCTCCTTCTCCGTCAAGTCGGCAATGTTCGCAATTCGCCGCTTCTTGATTTCCAGAACCACCTCGTTCATCACCTCCTCGGGAATCATGGTCGACTCCTTGGCCTGAAACTGGTTCAGAATCTCATTGAGGTGGTTAATCTTCTTGTATGCGTAATTGTTCCTTTCCTTGGGCGGGTCGCGAAAGGACGGAAAGTCGGACACGACCAGCGAATACTCCTCAGACCCGCACTTCGGACAGACCAGAATGCCCTCTGAGCTAATCTCCTCACGGGCCACGTTACACCCAACACAATGCTCCGTCATTTGCTGCATAGCCTCCGGGTTGTTGGCCAGCTTCATGCGGGACACATACTCGTCAAACATCCGCTTCTTGGACGCACCCACTGACTCGGATGGCACGCTTGCCGCAAAGAACTTCATGAACGTCGCCGCATCCTTGGGTGTCTGTGCGGGTTGAGCCGAGGCATCCGGACGATTGTAATAATCCATCAGGATGTCCATGTTCTTCAAGTAATAGTCCTCCAGTGGGTTCTTTTGGGCTAGTTCGGCTTCAATCTCGCGAATGCGGGCCTCCCACCCGGAACACGTGACAACATCGGCAATCTCGTTGGACGCACGCAAGGACTCGACCCGAGCACGTAAAGTGGCCAATTCGGTCTCCAGTGCGGTATCATGAGACTTCGCGTCCCGTAACCCATTCACAACGTCCTGATGGACAGAATCAAGCGTCCCCATTGACGTGGAGTCCGCTTCCCGTGTTTTCCGGACCCTGAACACGTCCATATAGTTCGTCTTCCACTTGTTTCATGAAAGCAGAATTGTCGCAGATGATCGGTCTCTGCTTCCGGACGGCTGACAGCAGTGTCCGGAAGTCGATGCCAAAGTTCTTGGATACAAACGTCAAGACCAAGAAGGCCGAGCGATTGACACCTGCCTTGCAATGGACAAAGACCGTTCCATTGGTTGACCGCAGAAAGAGCCGCATCCAATTCTCAAACTCGGGGTACCAATCTAAGATATTGACAGCCATGGAGTCGATGGCGTGGAGTTCCGCATAGTTTCCCTGATGTCTCGTTCTCCACCACACTGGACAATCGTTCGCAAACGCACAATTGACCACATGGGTAATGCCATATTTCGCAGTAAAGAGCGGAGTTAGCTGATGTCCAGCGCCGAGCAGGATACGGGGATAGACCCACGCCGGCGGACACTGCATTGTGTGGATCACACACTATCCGAGAAAGCTTGAGATAACGATGTTCACAAAGTGGGCAAGAACCACCGACGCACCGCTCAGCACCGCGGCACCCTGGTAGCTGACCACGCCATTGGACGTGTATGCCGAGGGAATGTACTGGAGGAGCAGGTTACGGGGCGTGGCCAGAGACAGCACAAATGTGGACACAAAGAAGGCGACATACAGCTGGAGGTTGCGAAACATGAAGGTCATGGCCGGCAGCGACGGCTTGAACGACGGAGCGAACCCAGTGGTGCTCGGACCCGGACCGCTGGCCTCGGGATACACCGGCGGAGCAGACTGCGGACCCTGCGGACTCGGGAGGAGAGCGTCTAACGATGTGGAGCCTTCCATTGTTTATGAACTAGACGGGATTTCGCATTCAGCGTCTTCCACGCGATAGCGGTAGCACTTTCCATCGGCCTTGACGATTTTACTTGTCACTTCGCTGACAGGCATAGCCAGGGTCTTCATGACTCCAAAGCTACGGTGGAACAGCAGCACCGCCAACCCCAGGCCGATGATGAACGAAAAAAAGGGTGCTCCGCGGTGAAGCACATTGGTGATGGGCACCTTCATTACTTCTGAGATGCGAGGAGATTCAGAGAGTCGGGTTCGGATGTGCACGGCACCTCGGTCGACTCAAAGCGAACACATCCAGTGTCCGTGTGGAATACCTCGCGGTCACCTGGCTTCGGAACACCGACCGACTTGCGTGTCGGCGGAATAAACACCGTTCCAATCACGAATCCTGTCAACAGACCAGCCACCAACCAGGGAAGTTGAATCAGCATCCTTATAACTTGCCAAGTTTATCCACGCTGAGCATTGTGAGACTGTTCGGATGGGGGTTCTTCTTCAGGGCCTCAATCGGCCGAACCACTGTGAACCAAATCATCAGCTGAAGGAAGAGTCCTGCGATAGGTGCGAACCCAGTTGTGATTGTCATGATCGCACGCATCAGCCATCCATAGACGGGTGTACCTCCAACATACTTTGCGAGCGTGGCATTAATCTTCGAATACTCGCACAGTGCGGCGAGGGCACCCATGACCAGTGCGGTCAGTCCAACGACATACTTGGAGAAGATACCGAGATTCTCCGTTGTGTACTTGGTCGGGTCGCCCGCGGCTCCTTCCATCGGCGTGAGTTCAATGCCAATGTAGGTCCACTGAGTGTATGTCCAAATAACCATCACGGTCCAGAAGAGGGCAAATCCAAAGAGGAACGAACCCTTGGCTGCGAACATTCCCATGTCCTTGAAGATTTCAGAAGGGGTCTGAATCAGCCGACCAAACACTGACCGCCCACCGATTGCCACCTTGTCACCTCCGTCTTCGAACTTCTCCTTTGTGGGAACAGGAGGCGGTTGAGCGGATCCAACCTTGTCGATGTGATGCGGAATACCCTTTTCATCGGTGTAATCCACAACAAGTCGAGGAGGAGTCAACCGCAAGGCCTCCGCATCTGCGGGCGTTACAATGCGGTTATCCTTCCGCAAATCCGCATCGAGTTTGGCCATGGGCAGTTCGATTGCTCCGTAATTTTCTGCTTTGATTTTCTCGAGGATATCTCGGACGTCGAGCGTTTGCGTACCGACAATGTAGTCGGCTTTCGTCAACTTGACCTCGCCCATTGTTAAGTAGCAAATACGAGATTTGCGAGACCGCTCACGATACGCAAGTAGTTAATGGACTCGACGTACACACCGACGGTATACGTGTACAAAAAGATGATGTTGTTATTCGCAATCGACGGAACGATGGAAATCACCTGGTCGGGCGTGTACAAGTACGACCCATCCGCCTGCGGCAACAGGTCTCCAGGTGGAATCACCACTGGATTCTGACTGAGCGCAGTCGACTTCAGAATACAGACTACGCCCTGAGAGGCAGCGGTCACGGAGACTGGCAGTGGTTGCTGAAGAGAGACGCGAAGAACGACCTTATTGATCATACTTCCATTCAGAGCGCCGCTGGGCTGATACTGGTCATTGTTCAGGGCAAACGAATACATGTAGACACCCGGAAGCGTAGACGGCTGTTCACCGGTTGTGTGCTTGTACTGCTGAAGCAGAGAGAAGTAGGTCTTTGGCTTCGTCTTGAATCGCTCGTTGCCATCGAACAGCAGCTGACCATCCACAACTGCATCGCGTGGAGACACTGATGAAATCTGATACTGGCCAGACGAGTACAACAGGTCACCTATCGCCGGAGTTATAGCCGAAAAGGGGGCGCGGTTCGAACTCGGCCAATTCGTATAGTTGTCCCAGTCGTTCATCGATTGTTTGTCCGACCGCTGGGCGACGAAGACAATGCGGGTCACCATGTTGAACATGGGGATTTCCAGGTCCGTGTTCGCACCATACTGACCCTCCTTGATGACATGAGTCACCTGCTTGAGCAAGAACGTCTGGTCAGCGGTTGCGAGCTGGTTCATCTCCATGTCGGTCAGGTAGATGAAGTTGCCTTCCAGATAGGGATTCGCATAGAAGGTCGTAACTGCCGCGGAGGATGAAACGCCTGCCATGGTCGGTGGGGTCAAAAACAGACCGATGGGATACGAGCCCGTGGGCTGGATACGCTGTCCATAGGTAGTATTCGCGGGATTCACGTCAATCACTGTATACAGTTGGTTCAGAGGACGCAGTGTTACATTGATGTAGGTCTCTGAGTTCTGCATCGACACAAGCGGAAGTGCCAGACCCGGGTTCTCCGCGAACCAGAAGTGGAGAGGAATCACCAGCTGACGAGAGCGAATGGACGGCTCCGGCGTGACTGTGAAGGGCATGGTCGTCGGCAGCGAGGCCGGAGACACTGCGTTAGGGTATTGGTTGACCCGGTCATACGCATTCGCAGGGTCGTACATCTCAGGCACATTGCCCACCATCTGGTTCACAACGCGACGTTTGGCGGCATCGTGCGTCATGTACGAGTACATCTTGAGCCACTCACCTGTGAGGCTCTGAATGACCACATTGTTCGCCACCAGGTCCACGTGGTCGATCATATTGTACCCGATGTTCTTGATCCACTGGAACTCGTAGCCAAGTGCACTGCATCCGCTGTCGTATCCAGATGGGGGCTTTACCGATTGACCGTTCACAGTGGGTAACTGCACCATCGGCGACCAGATGTCAGGCATCGTAACAAACAGATATGTATCGTGAAGCAGCTGGGCATAGCGGTCGATGCGACAGCTGAATGTTCGCTTGGAAGTTCCATTCAAGTCCAGGTTAGCTGCTGAAAAATCCATGCGAACAGACTCCATGGCAAAGTTGGTGTACCGACGGTAGACAGCTCTGAAATGGGTCATGGATGGGTTGCCATTAATCAGGTGGTTCTGGGCCCCCACCTGGGTCAATTGCATTAAACCGCCAGGCATTGTATCTTATCCATATGATTGTTTAGACCAGAGAACCTGCGAGAGGTACAGCTCCCTGGGCAACTACGCAGCACGTTGAAGTAATCGTCTTGCCACCCGGCGTTGTGCCAGGAGCAAGAGTCGCCGGACCAACGAACCGATTGTATCCAGCTGCCTTGTTCCCCAGAACAGCCGTTACGACATAGTTGTATCGGCGGTGAGGAGGAGGAGGGTCCTGAGTAAACGTAGCAGCAATGATGCGCCGCTTTTGAACGGACAGATAATCCTGTGCAGAATTGACCTGCATCCTATTTATACAGAGCCGAGAGAATCCATACAATGCGCTTCGTTCTCGTCAGTACACACGTCGACCAGACTACCGGATACTCAAAGGTGGTCTCCAATCTTCTCAACCAGGCTGCTACTCTTGCCCCCAAGGTCAAGACGTTTCACTTTGGATTCCAGCGTCATCCCGAGCGGAAGAATATCCGCAAGACACCGGAGGGTATTGTTGCCTACGATGCGGCGGCCAATGAGGACCCGAAGGAGGAGGGGTTTGGGTTCAACAAGATTCACGAGTACCTCGAGATGGTCGGTCCGGATGTGGTGATGATTTACAATGACCCGATGATCATTGCTCGGTTCATCCAGGCCATGAAGTTCAAGAAGGGCGAGACACCGTACAAGCTGTGGCTCTATGTGGACCAGGTGTATTCTGGAATTGCTCCTCCGCTCATGAAGGAGATTACCACGAATGCCGACCGCGTGTTCTGCTTTACGGACTCGTGGGCCAAGACGTTCACAGAGTATGGTACGGACATTGAAATTCCGCAGGTGATGGAGCACGCAGTGGACTCGACCATCTTCTCTCGTCTGCCCCTGGCCACGCGTGCGGCTCTTCGCAAGAATGTGGGTCTTCCCGTCGAGGCGGTTGTGTTCCTGAACGCCAACCGTAACAGCCAGCGGAAGCGTCAGGACCTGACCATCATGGGTTTCGTGGAGCTTCTGCGTCGTCATCCGGACAAGCCGCTGTGGCTTCTCATGGTGACAACGGTTGACCCACAGAAGGGTGCTCACTACGACATTCAGCGTATCTTCCATGACCAGCTGGTTCGTGCGGGACTTGACACGAATCTGTATGCGAAGCGGATGGCCATTGTGGATACGGCCCCACCCAACATGCTGAGTGATGAGGGTATCAACCAGATTTATAACATGTGCGATGTCGGTATCAATACGTCGGACGGTGAGGGCTTCGGTCTGTGCCAGCTCGAGCATCTGTACACAGGTGCTCCTCAGATTGTCACGGATGTGGGTTCGTACCGTTCCTTCCTGCCCACGACGGTTACGCAGTACATTCGTCCGGGTCCGCTGGTCTACCAGGCGGCTGCGATGCCCCTCGGTCTGTGTGCCCCCTCGTTTGACCCCGCTCACGTGGCCGATGCGATGGATGCGGTGCTTGAGAAGTATGCCGACATGCAGTCCAAGGCAGCGGAGATGACGTTCAAGACCTGGAACGACGTGTGTGCGGGCTGGCTGGCTGACCTGCGGGGGGCGGCCGTGTAACTACCCCAGCCAGTACTTAATCTGCGTGTCGGATATCTTCGTTCCGATACGCAGTAACCGCTGGTTATCTTCAAAGGCCTGACCATCAAAAATCTCCTTGGAGTCAGGGTCCATAAAGTATACAATGTCCTTGATTTTCAGCTTCTGTAACCGCCGCTTCTTCCGCACCATGTTGCGAAGATAGGTCTCATCCAGGTCATCGGTCTTGATGGACGGTTTGAATGCCAGGTCTTCGCCTGTGGCCGTGGTATCGAACCGCATACACGAAATAGCCGGCTTCTCGCGAGAGTGAAGTTTGCGATGAATCTCGCAGTCCACTGCCGACTGTTTCAGGAGAATGGAGATTCGCTGATTCACCTTGTCCTTTTCATACACCTTCTCATACAGGTACTCATCTGTGGACATGAACGTCTCCACAGCTGGGTCGCCTTCATACCGCTTCATCTCCACATCGGACTTGCGAACAGCGACAATGTTTGGACCTTCCGCGCCCTTGGACTGAGACGGCGAAATGACGGAGATATACAGACTAATCTTGACCGTGCGTTGGTCAATTGGCAGCGTCGCATGGGAGCAGATGCGAATAGCACGACCGATAACCTGGTCGTGACGAGCCGGGGTCCAGTGCGGCTCCATGATGTGAACATGACGGACATTGGCTAGCGTGATGCCCTCCGCGCCACTTGACGTGGCCATCAGCATGCACAGCAGTTTCTTACCACGCTTCTCAATGCTCGTCTTCAAGCTGGGAGGAAAGTTGTTCTCGTAGCGATTGTTAAGGATCTGACGCATCAGCTCACGGATGTCCTCCTTCTCTTCGCCGGAGAAGAAGGCATAGGCCGGCTTGTCCTCCATCTCGTCCTCCTGCCACTGGCCGTTCTTGTTGGTAATCTTGTAGGGCTGCCATCCATTCGCATCGAGAATGGCGGCAAAGACACCTAATCCTTCAAGCTGACGGTACTGCGAATAGACGAACTGATTCGGCCACTCGGCACCGGTGCCACGCGTGGCCTCCACGTTGGCCAGCATCTTTCCCAGCTTGGGACTGTACTGCTCCAATGCCTTGGCAGTCAGGTACTTTCCAGGATTCGCCTTCAACGCCGCAAGAATCTCCGGCTTGTCGGGGACATCTGTTTCCTTGACGACGTCGCGATACTCCTTCTCCACCTTCTTGGTCAGAGCCTTCAACTCGGGCGGCACGGCAAAGTTACAGGCCAACCGAGAAATGACACGATAGGACCCACCATCATCGTTCATGCTCAATGCCTTCTTCGCATCAGCCTTGATTTCAGCGAAGCGAACATCGAGATACTGCGTGAATTGCTCGGGACTCATGACGACCTTTTCCAGCATCTTGTCGTCCTCCACACGTTTGGGGATTAACCGCTCGTCGGCACCCTTGAAATACGACACCAAGCCCTGGATACGCTTCGCGAAGAGCAGCGGGTTCTTGATGTTCAGCCCATCGAGAAACAACCCGGCAAACTCCTCGAACTTGGTGGGCAGGCATTCCAGGTTCTCGCTTGTCACGCGGTCAACGGCAATCTCAGCCCCAAGCTCGCCGGTCAGTTTCTTGTCCCATGTCTTGACCCAGTCCATGGCCAGCGGAACAAAGGGAATGTCCTTCTTGTACTGTACAGCAATGCGGTCGCCAGCTTCATTGTACACGGAGCGAAAGTGAGGAGGGTTGCGAGTAATCAGCACATACTTCTTCACGGCATTGAACTCAATCGTATCCACATCGGGCAGAGCCTTGAAGGCTGTCTTCATCTTCTCCTCGTCCCATGCCCCCGCCTTGCCAAAGGGGATGGTGATACGCTCAATCGGACCACGCAGCAGGTTCATCAGATAGGCAATCTCATTGGGGCGATTGATGACGGGCGTGCCCGATAATCCGACAATCTTGCAGTCTGTGGCCTTGTACACGGCATCGTAGAGACGACGGGCAATCTCAGAGGAATTGACGATACGCGAAATCAAGTTGTGAACCTCGTCGATAATGACCACGCAATTGTTGAATGGGTTCTCGGGGAAGTGTCCCTCGGCATCGGGTTTCGGAACAATGGCATCGATGTTCTTGGAGCTGAGACCATTGTAGTTGATAAAATTGAAGCGTTGTCCAATGATATCCTCAATCTGGGCCTTGATGATATCCTGAGCCGTCTTGGGCAAGTCCTTGAAGTTCGGGTTCTCGCCAGCGACAGTCACAAAGAACTTGCCTGTCCGGTCCAGGAATCCATCGGAGATGCTCAATGCCTTGGCCTCGACACGGGACTGGTCATTGAGAGCCTTTTCCCGCCAGTGCTGCTCAAAGGCGTAGATGGGGTCGCCGCACTTTCGCAGCTCAGAGCGGTAGTTCTGTTGGAGGGACGCCGGGGTCAGCACATAGACCTTCTTGTAGCTCATCAGTGACTCGGCGACGGCGATGGACGTACAGGTCTTGCCTGAACCCAGTCCGTGGTAGAGCAGGATACCCCGGTACGGGGTCTCAATCATCAGGTAATCGCGAATCAGCTTCTGATACGGAAACATCTCGCGGGCATTCGACTGCTTCAAGCACAGGTCGGCATCCTTGTCTTCGGCGTCGAGCGGGTCGCGGTCTTCCTTCCGGTATTTCAGAAAGATGCGAGTAATGTAGTCGGCGAACGCTTTCCGGTTCGGAAGGACGAAGGACATTGTTTTTACCTGGTATTTGATAATGGAGCCGCTGACCCGGAAAAACCACCGCATCTGGATGGTGTCCATCTATCTGTTCCTGATGGCGGCCTTCCTCTACATAAAACCGTCCGTCGCCTTTGGGCGTGAAGGGCGGATTCGTCCGTTCGGGACTGAGGATAAGGAAGCCACCGTCTTCCCTGTCTGGTGGTGGGTCTTTGTACTGAGTGTGGTCGCCTATTGTATCACAGTCTACCTCGCACGTTTTAGGTTTGCTTAATACAATGGGCTGTCCGTATGCGAATATCTTTGGAGCACCTGGCACGGGTGCTCACGCAATCCGGTTCATGGGCGTGGCGGTTGTCGACACAACCCTGACATTCATGCTCGCAATGTACACGACATGGGAGTTTGGTGGCAATGTGCTTCTCCATTTCCTATTCTGGGTAATAATCGGCGAACTCTTCCACTATGCCTTTGGAACACAGACCGCACTCTTGACGATGCTGGGAGTCAGGGCGTGCTCTCATACGTCTTAACAATGTTCTCAAGCACATCCAACATGGCCATTCGCTCAATGTGATGAGGGCGAACATACCCGCGGCACTCTTCGAACGTCTTCCACCCAATTCCGGAAATCTCACGCCTCTGCATGTGTGTCATCTTTTGACTCACATTCACACGCTCCGGAGCCGTTAGCAAGGCCACAAAGTAGATGTGGCGATACTGAATCCCATTCAGGCCCATAAACGTCTCCTCCAAGACAATGTCCTTGACAAGAGTGTAGGCCTCACGCGGAACATTGGTTTCCTCATTGAACTCACGAATCGCACATTCCACATCTGTCTCGGTCCGGACCCGCCGACCCTTTGGGAACCCCCATTCAGGTTCCTTGAACGGAGACATGTGGCTCCGCATCATACCCTCGCGGTCAATACGAGCGAAACGGTCCTTCGAGAACATGTACTCCGGAGACGAGTGGTCATCACCCCACAGCTGATTCCACAGTGCGTCAAATGACTCGCACACAACAGCCGTCTGTTCTTGGAGTGTCATATTGCTAAAGAGTCGACCCACATACGCATCGTCGGTTGGGTCGTACTTTCCCCGCATAAACTCCGCAAAACTCATACTGTCCTTCCTTCGGATCATTAGGACCTGGACAGTACTCGGGTCCACCGGCATGGACGCCTGATTGACCAGGACAATCCCGCACGACAGCACGGGCTGTAAACAGTGCTTAAACACATGACCTCGCTCCCCACAGTTATTACAGAACATTGGTGCCTGACTCCGTTGTAGAGGCAGTGTTCGTTTTTCCATTGTTATCTTGAATACCTTTCCCTTGTAAAGCATAAATATGGGAGCATCTCCATCCAAGCCGCCGGGTCTGTCCCTTCAGTTGGCACCCTCTGGACCCAAACCGACCAACTATATGGGCATCTTTGGTGCGATTCTCGGAATCGTCGTAGTGTTCGCACTTGTCGTTGTGGCGAGCAGGTATGCGGGTCCCTCGGGAGGAGTCGCACTGGCTGCGGACCAGGCTCCTACGGAGATTGATGGAAAGGTAGGCGCAACCATTCCATCCGTCGTGTCTGGATCAAACACAAGTCTTCAATTTTGGATGTATATCAAGGACTGGAGTTACAAGTTCGGACAACCCAAGCCGGTGATTGCTCAGACCAGCTCAACCAATCCGGGTACGAGTGTTCCGGCTGTCGTGCTTCACCCGACAGACAATGCCCTTCAGATTTCCATCAGCCTGTACCCATCGGGAACGGATATCAACACTGTGAACGCGGGAAGCGGAACTGCCCAGCTAATCACGGTTGAGAATGTTCCTCTGCAATCCTGGTTCGCAGTTTCGATTACAACCTATGGTCGCAATGTGGATGTGTACATCAATGGCCGCCTTCAGAAGTCCGCGGTACTGGACGGTGTGCCTATGCCTGCGTCAGGCAACCTCATCATTGGTGGCGGAGGTGGCTTCAGTGGCTCGGTCTGCACGGTTCACAGCTCGTCGACCAAGATTGAGTCCTCGGATGCCGGCGCGTTCTTTGGCGCTGGCACCGTATGCTCGAGCTCGACACCGGCGGCGGCTTCTCAGCTCAGCAACCTCTCCCTGTTTGGATACACGTTCGTGTTCGGTGTCAAGGACAGTGCCGGAAAGGACGTTGTGGGTGGCTCGAGCTCGGATGTATCGGGTTGGTTCTCTTCTACCAAGTAATAATGGCTGCACCGCGAATTCTCCTCAAATGCCCAAGCCGCTCGCGGCCAGGACAGCTGATAACAACACTCAAACGCTATCTTGATATGGCTACCCGCCCAGACCTGATTGGGGTTGTCGTTTCATGCGACGTAGATGACGTCACCATGACTGGAGCCGACATCCAGCAACAGCTCTTTGCCGTCCTCAATCGATTCGCATGGAACGCACTGTATTATGGCGCAAGCACAACCAAGATTGAGGCTTGTAACGCGGATATTGAGAAGGTAGACTATCCATGGGACATTGTCGTCCTGGTGTCGGACGATATGATTCCCGAGGTTCGCGGATATGATGAGTACATTCGACGCAGCATGACCCCAGACCGCGATTGTATCCTGTGGTTCAATGATGGGTTCCAAGGTACTCAGTTGAATACCCTGTCCATCTATGGGCGTACCATGTATGAACGATTCGGTTCCATGTACGCACCCGAGTACAAGAGCTTCTACTGCGACACGGAGCTGACGGACCTTTGCAAGACCACCCTGCAGTCAAAGACAATCTACAATCCGTTATGCATCATTCGTCATCGGCACCCGGTCCTCGGCCACAATGTTGCATTCGATTCGCTATATGTGCGGAACAACAAGTACCTGGAAGAAGACCTTCGCACGTATATTTCGCGAAAGACATATGAGTTTGACCTGTCGATACTGATTCCAACTCTGGTCGAACGCCGTGCGAAATGTGAACAGTTAAAGGCAACGCTCCGTGAGCAGTTTGCCCGTATCTGCCCGGGGCTCCGACTCGAAATCGCTGAGGCACTCGACAACCGCGAAATGAGTGTGGGCATGAAGCGTCGGAACCTCCTGGCCAATGCCAAGGGCAAGTATACCGCATTCATCGATGATGATGACTCTGTGACTGACGCATACTTCGAGGACTTTCTGACCTGCTTCACGCAAGGAAAGGATGTCATGCGGATTCGAGGACAGATGTCCGAGCACACCTTTACGCACAGCATCGACATCCCTCTGAGTGGAAAGCTCCATGTGGACGGCGTGTTTGTGCGGCCGCCTAACCACCTCAATCCGATGCTCGCAGACATTGCGAAGCTTGTTCAGTTTGAAGATGCCACTCGTGGCGAGGACCTGAAGTGGACGATTGACATTGCGAAGACAGGGTTCCTACGGAAGGAAACACAGTCCGACCCGAGCCGCATTCACTATATCTACAATATCGGGGGACGTTCAGTACCCGCACAGGCAATCGAGTACCAAAAGACGCATACGTACGAAGAGTGGATTAAGATTCTTCTGATGCCGGCGAAGAAACCCGAAGTGAAGACAGGTGGTCTGCGTCTCACTTCGAGGGGCTTTGTTTCTAAGTAAGGAACAATGGAGATTGCACTTGGAGGACTTGGACTTGCTGTCTTGGGTGCCGTTGCGTGGCGGTCATCCACATCGACGGACCCGACATCCGTGCCGCTTCAAGGAGGAACTCAGAGCGGAAAGGTTCCGTATACGTCCACAGCAACTCTTCCTCGGTCCAATAACCAACCGGAGGGGGCGACCTTCAGCTTCGAGGGCTGGTTTGAGGTAAATGATTTCACCTATGGAAATGGCACTCAGCGAAGTGTCTTCAATCGGGCCGACTGCCCCGGTCTGTACCTGGCAAGTCAGTCGGGGTCGATTCTGGTCACCGTGGCCACCTACGGTGCGACGGAGTCAGTGCTTATTGACAATGTTCCCGCTCAGAAGTGGATTCACATTGCCATTGTGGTTACCCAGTACACGGTCGATGTCTACATCAATGGACTTCTTCGTCGCCACCACACGCTGACACAGCTTCCCAAGCAGGAGGATGCGCATACAACCATCGGCGGCTCCAATGGATTCGACGGTCAGGTGGGCGGACTCACCTATTATTCCCGTGCACTTTCGGCTTCCGAAATCATGTCGCATGCCGCTGCGTCTCCGCCGACCTCGCTTGTCCATGGTCCCGACTCTGGCCAGTACTTCGACGTGACCTGGTACACGGGGCGATAAAATGTAAGCGGGTAGTAAATGAGCTCCGGTGGACAAAATGGCACAGTGTTCAGTGGACTCCAGGGCATGCGTCTGCGTGATGCGTCCGACGTACTGACACAGACAAAGCTGCGTTTAGCGTATATCACGAACATTCCGACTGGCTCAGGATATTCGGGTGTGAATGCTTATCGCTCCAAGGGTATCCAGAACAGCTACAACTTTCTCCTTCAGGTCCAGGAGGGATTCCGTGAGTGCGCAGCAGTGGCCGGACAGCCGTTTGCCTTGACAACGGGTACCGTGGTGAATGGAGCAGGTTCAAACGTGACCGTTCCCAATACAATCCCGGTTACTTTGCAGTACCCGTGAGGCGTGCCTTCCGTGTCTTCTTGAGAAGGGCGGTTATCTTCGCACGCTTCGTCTTGTCGTTCTTCGGGTTGTAGGTGAAGAAGTACTGGACGAAATCAACAGACTCCTTGTTCTTTCCAATCTTGGCAAACATTTCCACGCGTTCACGACGCATGTCCAGCAACTCCTTCTGTTTACCCAGGCACTCTGCCGGGGTCAAGAGAGCGAACCTCCGCTTCGGCTTGTCAGCCGCCAGCTCCATCAGCCGCTGGGCCACGCACATCAAACGGGTGATTTCATCCTTCGTGCCTCCCGTGTACGCCAGGGCCAGGAAGAACGTCAGTGTGGTCGGGATACTGGCGATGCGAATCCCGTCACCTGTCGTGTGGTAGCTGTGGCACGCCTGTGTCTCGTAGAACTGGTACATCACCGCGCCGTTCTTGTCAAGCACATCTGTTCGCTTCGGAAGGATATCCGTCTCTTCGTGGACAATTGTCTTGTGGCCTTTAGTGTGCTTCTCAATCTCCTCCTTCTCTGCAAGAAGCGAAACGGGTGTGTACCAGACCGCCTTTTTCTCATGGCGAGACACTGCAGAGAACCCGAGGAGAACAATTGGGTTCTTCTTCAGCATGTGAATCACATCCTTCTTCTGCTCCATCGACAGCTGGTCCGGTTCTTTGGGCTCATCCGTGCACAGAATGGGATAGTGCTTGTTCAGCAACATGAGGCGAGTGTACACCTTTTCCCAGCGAGACACATCACCCTCGGGACGCGACAACTCCAGATACATGGACATGCGAAGGAAATTGGGGTGGACATAGTGGATGCCGTGCCGAGTAATTTTCTCCTTCCATAGATGGTCGAACAGTTTCGGTGCGAGGAACGTCAGGTCCGCCACACCGTGGTAGTCGGCAAAGACCTTGTAGGTTCCAAGGTGGACACCGGGCTTCATCTCCACGCTCTCAATGCCCTTGGCCGCAAGCTGGTCAGAGATAATGACGCCATGCTCCTGAGGTGTCTCGCTGAAGAAATCGTAATCCGGCGTCTCCGTCGAGCCATAAAACTGATCCTCCTTGGGAAGCAGGTTGTTGATAGCCGTGCCACCGTAACAAAGGACGCGGTGCGACTTCAGAAAGGCTTCAACAATAACTGTGCTGATTTTAATTGCCGGTGCCTCGGCGTCGCGAGCCGCAAGCATCTCAGCCTGTTTCTCCGCCACTTCGGTGATGCTCGCGAGGTCGCTCATTAGTATACCCTGTCAAAAAACGGATGCCCTTTGTTTTTTCTCGGGAGGCAGCAAGATGCCTAGTCGTTACAATCTTCGCAAGCGTAACACGAATACGACCTGGGTGAAGGATGAGACCTTAAAGGCCGAGTCGGACTCAGACTCCTCAGAGGATGAGGACTTCGAGCCGGATGTCGACGAAGAGGATGACGACGACGAAGAAGAAGACGAGGAAGATGAAGAGGAAGAGGAGTCCGAAGAGGAGGATGTCCCCATCATCAAGCTGCCCAAGGGATCCAAGGTGAGTGTTCGTCTTCACATCCACACCGTTACCGACGGAAAGGCACAGCTTCACATCGGAGAGTCAGAGGATGAGGAGTCTGAGTCCGAGGACGAGTTCATCAGCCACCTCAAGAAGAAGTATGGAGGTGGAGGTGGCCAGAAGCACCGCGAGTCGAGGCGAGATGACGCACCGGCCATCGAGCTGAACGAGGATGAGGAAGAGTACTTCGGAGACTTGTCCAAGTCCAAGCGTCGTCGTCTCAATGAACACATGAAGCGGCTGTCGTCGCTCATTGAGGAGGGCGATGTTCCCTTCAAGTTCCGTGTTCTCGAGATGCCCATCCCCGATTCGCTTAAGGCTGCGGTCATCAAGAAGATTGACATCCTGAATGAGATGGATAGCTCAGAGGGCTACAAGCTGCGGACGTGGGTTGAGTCGTTCCTTCGCATTCCCTTTGGCAAGATGGTCACGCTGCCCGTCAAGCTCTCCGATGGCCCGGAGCCGTGTGCCAAGTATCTGGCCGAGACACGCGACATGCTCGACAAGGCAGTGTACGGTATGCCCACCGCCAAGACGCAGATTATGCAGACACTGGCCCAGTGGATTTCCAGCCCCGGGTCGCTGGGCAATGTCATTGCTCTCAAGGGACCGCCGGGTGTGGGAAAGACGAGCATCGCCAAGAACGGTGTGGCCAAGGTTCTTCAACGTCCGTTCGAGTTCTTCTCGCTCGGTGGTGCCTCGGACTCGGCCAACTTTGTGGGCCACTCCTTCACATACGAGGGGTCCATGTGCGGCCGCATCGCAGACTCGCTCATGACGGCCCGGTGCATGAACCCGGTGTTGTATTTCGATGAGCTGGACAAGATCTCCACCACGTCGCACGGCGATGAGATTGTGTCCATGCTCATTCACCTGACGGACCGGTCGCAGAACACGCAGTTCCATGACCGTTATTTCGCGGGCGTGGACTTTGACCTGAGCCAGTGCCTGTTCGTGTTCAGTTTCAATGACGAGTCCAAGGTTCACCCGATTCTGCGTGACCGCATGCAGGTCATCAACTGCTCGGGATACAATGCGGAGGACAAGAAGAACATTCTGACCAAGTATGTGTGGCCGCAGATTCTGGACCGCGTTCAGCTGACGGGCCAGTTGACCCTGACAGAGGATGCGGTGAAGTACTTGATTGAGGAGTTCAGCAAGGACGAGGAGGGTGTTCGCACACTGATTCGCTCCGTCGAGTCGCTGGTGACGCGTATCAACCTGCTCCGTATTGCTGATGAGAAGACGGCGAAGGACTATGTGTTCTACAAGAAGATTACGCTGCCGTGCACGCTGGACGTGGAGACGGCTCGCCACATTCTGAAGGATACGGCAGCGGTCACGAATGAGTCATGGCGTCAGCTCTACGCTTGAATCCACTCCAAACTCGACACGGGAATGTCAATCATACGCGGATTGTCGTCCATCGTCGAGAAAATGCAGGTGAGTGTTGTCATTGCGGGGTCGGGCATGCAACCGATGCAGTACTCAATCGTCTTGGCCCGGAAGACAAAGGGACGGCTAATACATTTTACCCTGTAATTCTCGCCGAGACGCACGAACAAATGGAAGTACTTGCGAGGTTGGCAGTACTCAACTGTATGAATCAGCGCCCACGTCTCGCCAGGATACTGAGGAGGCTGGAAGGCCACCGCCGAACCCCGGAAATGCTTGAAGTACCACGGTGTATCGTGCATCGCATGGACGGCCAGCTCATTTCCCTGGAATGTCCCGACGCGGAGCGGGTTCCAGCTGTAAATCACGTCATCTGTCCCCTCAATCGCCAACCAATTCTTCTCACACTCTTGGTTCCCAGGAGAGTCCATCATATAACAGTCCGTATACAGGCCCTGAACGGGGTCGTATGTAGACCGGAAGATGCGAATCTTATCCGTGTACCCCCACGAGGTCGCGGTACACTTGAGAGTTCCATCCTTCGAGTGATAGACGCGCACATCCTCGAGTCCCACGATGTGAGCTCCCGGTTTCCGAGTCAGTGCGACAGAGTCATCTCGCATCTTCGTTGTCTCACCTGTTTCGGGATTGTAGAATGCATTCTGCGTTCGCACCGTCGAGTTCTCGCGGACCACACCGTTTTCCTTCATGAGGTAACTGCCATTCTGAGGGTTGATGGAATAGTTCACAAAGCGAACATTGTGCATGACCTTGCCATTCACTCGCACCATGGACACCGACGTGGGATGGTAGTCCTCGCCGAACAGGTCGCGGTCAATCGGATGAGCCTTGGATGGGAAGGTCAACGGCTCGATATAGAAGTGCATGTTGGTATACACATTGTCCTGGTGGGGGCGGTCCTTAAGGAGATACTTCACCGACTCATCGAGGCCGCGGCGACACTGCCCAATATAATAGAAGAGAATGGTGGCCTCGTACTCGAACAGGCCATTGTACGTATCCGTCTCCACAAACAGTGCGTCGCCTGTCATGGGGATGTTCAGTCCAATCTGTGTGTAATGATATGCCTTGTGGTGCTGAGAGTTCTCGCGGAAGTACTTGGCCAAACTGTACATCGGCTCAGCGCGGGACGGCCTGCGCTCGTGAGCCTTGAGCATCCACTGTTCGAACTTCGGAATATTCCCCAGAGCCAGCCATGACTTGCCAATCATGTAGTGACTGTACCACAGCTCTTCCTCCCATCCACCCGCAGCAATCCGCTTCTTGTACATGGCAATGCACTCCTTCAGACGACCAACACCATTGTACGTCTGAGCCAGGTAGAACATGTACCGCCCGTTCTCCGGCTCGTCACGCAGCCCCTGCTCGAGAAGACGGATATCTCGCTCGAACTTGTCTGCCTTACATCCGCCATCGTTGCGGTCGTCAATATGGCACACGGAGAGCGGAAGGCTCTTGGTCGGACCATCCCAGTACTCGTGGGTCACACCCCTGCACGTCCACGGATGCTCCATGTGAACAATGCGGGCATTGGGGTACTCGAGCGTTCCCGCCTTTTGGATCACCGTGTACCCAGACCGCTCCAGCGGTTGTGTCTTGAGGGTTCCTGGGACAAACACCATATCCGCGTCCAGTAGCAGACCAAAGGTATCCGTCAGGTCCCACCCGGTCTTCTTCAGATAGTTCTGTGCGTTCTGAAAGCTGACTGTGCGGTTGTATCCGAAATCCTTCCAGGGCTCGTGCGTGAGACAACCATCGTGTGTCTTCAGAAACTCGGTCGCAATCGCACAGGACTCATCCGTCGACCCAGTGTCGCAGATACAGAACGCAGACACGACGTCAGCCACCGCCTCCAGACAACGCTTCAGGATTTTCTCTTCGTTGCGAATCATGAGGATAAGAACGAACGTCGGCATCTGCGTCGGTTTAGTGAAACTCATTGACTCGTCTGTAAACAAATGAGCACTGAATTCGTCAAGTCCACTCTTCGCGAGAACCTGACCCGCGTGCTTGTCCCGCACGTTGCCGATGGTCTTTGGAGCATCTATGATTCGGCCAAGGGTGCGTGCGACCGCAACGGACAGACCGACCAGATTCTCAAGACATTCCAGAATCTGTTAACGCAGATTCCCAAGTGGAGCCCGGAGACCCTCCAGAAGGAGGTTGAGCGCATCATCGTAGCGTCCAAGTGCGAGTATCTGGAGGACCTTCTGCTTGGTGTGTTTGTCAGTTACATTCGTGCATTCGCTACGCTGCAGCAGGCGGAGAAGGCACATGTTGACATTGACTTTAACCGCCCGTCGGTGGGAACCTTTGTCCACAAGCTCTACAACCAGTCGGCACGTCTTGCATGGTCGTCGGCGTATCTGTTCAAGACGGTAGGCGTCATGTCCGAGCAGCAGGCCCGCAATCGTCGCGAGATTGAGACGATGATTGGAGCTGCGATGAATGAGGTCATCGACAGCTTCATCCCGTGGAAGGATATCAGCCGTGCGTACTTTCAGAGCCAGTCGTCTGCTGTGGCACAGGAGGCCCCGGCGGCCGAACCGGAGGCACCTGCGGCTCCGGCTCCGGCTCCGGCTCTCGTGGAGGCACCTCCCGAGCCGCCGAAGGCAGTTCAGTTCGACGAGGAGGAGGACGAGGAAGACGAAGCCCCGGCGATTGCCCTCGGCGAGGACATCAAGCTGGACGATTCGGAATTCGAGACGGATGACGACGACTCTGTCAAGCTCGAGCCCAGCGAAACAGTCTCGCTCAATTTGTGAGTAGAAAAAAGTGGACTCCGAAACAAATGACATCCGAGCTGTACACGTATGGCATGATTGTGGGGGCGGTGGTGGTGGTGGCAATTGTTCTGTATGTAGTGGATCGTCGTGGCAAGGAGCAGCCGATTGATGTAACGGATGCCGCCAAGGTGGGTGGCGGTGCCGGTGTACTCACGGCCGGAGTTGTCTATGCCCTGGGTGGCGCCGATGCGGCCGAGCCCATGGTGACGGCTGTGCAGGATATGTTTACCGGCAAGCCGTCGTTCTAAAACTTTCTGGATGAATAAACAAAATGTTCATGTCCCTGTACGCCGCCGTCCTGTTCTTTGTTCTGACCCCGGGTGTTCTTGTCTCCCTGCCGCCCGGTGGCTCGCGCCTCACCGTCGCCCTGACGCACGCGGTTGTCTTCGGCGTCGTGTGGGCCCTCACGCACAAGGCGGTGTGGAAGACGCTCGGCATGAAGTAATTTACTCCGCGATTACCAGCACCGGAGTTCCCGGCGGGACGCTTCCCACATACTGACCAAACTTCAGCAGTTCCTTTCGGGGAACAGCGGATTCCTTCAAGTTCCTCGCAATCGCCTTGTATAAATCGAAGCCATGGTAGCGGTCGTGGTTGTCACCCTTTGCGCGGAAGATGACAGACGAGCCGTCCGGAAGCGTCGTCCAGTGTTTGAACATCTCAAACAGTGGATGAGTCGTCTCCTGCTTCGGCCCCAGCGGAAACATATCCCAGAACATACTCGATGCAAAGCGAGCCAAATCAAAGGACGGATTCAGGGGAATACGCGGATGTGTGTTCGTGTAGAACGGCTCAATGTTGTACTGCCCCGCCGCTTCCTCATCATCCTTGAACTGCGAACTCATGAAGAACCGACTCTCCTTCATTCCCGTCATACGCACCGAGAAGGACGCACGGTCAAAGTCGATAATCTTGATGAGCACGCCAAAGGTGGGAACGCGATATGTCACCCCATGGTGCTTGTAGGCCAGGAACTCCTCAGTCGTCGGCACATACATCACATTGTTCCCGTGGAGGTCATTGTGGACAAACCCGAACGTTCGCTGAGCATACGCCAGAGCAAAGACAATCTGGGCCACCCAGGCCGTGTGATGTGCCGGGTCACTGCTTGTCTTGAGGAGGTCGTAGAAGGTCCCCGCACACTTCTCCATGACGGTCGTCACAACCGGCACTCCGGAAAAGGTTGCCCAGGCAAAGTCCTCATCTTCCTCGCTCACCGTAGACTCGCCATCCGCCTCCACTGTGCTGTCCGAGCATCCGCAGGACTCGATATCAAACACATCCTCCTCCTCTGAGTCCTCGTCATCGCTCTCCGACTCGGTGGGAATCTCATATTCCTCCACAACACCCATGACCGTCGGTTCCGCCACAGGGTCGGCCAGCACGTCCTCCGTGATTAACTCAATGTCCTCACCGACCTGAACCGCAACACGCTGACCGCGAGTGTGCGTAAAGGCTTCCCCGCCCGCACCACGCAGACGCATCTCAAACGTCTTGCCGATATTGTCAACAAACCACTTGCGATCACACAGTTCCTCATAGTCATCCGAAATATTGACCTCGTGCTTGGTCGCCATTGCCGCATAGAGACCATACACACGCGGAAAGTGTTCGCACTCCGACACGGACAGGACTGCGGATGCTAACGCACCTACATAGGCAGCCGTGTGCGGGCTCTGCATCTGCTCGGAGTAGCCCCTTGCCGTCTCTGCGGGTTTAGGCAGTCCAGGTGCCGAGTACTCTCCCTTCATGGTCTTGAATGGACTCAGAATCATGGTGGTCTTGCGGTGAACAGGCAGTGTCTGCCCCTTGGTCGTCTTGATATGGTCAGCATCTACGACTGCCTCCACTTCCTCAGGAAACTTGATTCCATACTCAGACATGGACGTCAACTTTTCTGTCTTGAACAGCTGCTCCAGCGACGGAAAGAAGGGCTGCGGGTGTTCAAGATTCCACGCATCGGCCTTCAGTTTGGGTACGCGATGAAGGCGGAGGTCGACGGACTGGGTCCTCAAATCTTTCACCATTGTGTTGAGTGCGGGGTAATGAAACATCGTAAGCAGACGCAGAACACTTTCTGCGGGTCAACACAAGATGAACTTCCAGCTTCGCAAGTTCAACATTGACATGCTCAAAGACCGATGCGAGATTGATTCTCGCAAGAGTCCGATGATCGTCGTGATCGGAAAGAAGGATACCGGCAAGTCGTTCTTGGTTCGCGATATCCTCTTCAATACACAGCATGAGTTCCCGGTTGGCACGGTGATTTCAGGAACAGAGGTAGCCAACGAGTTCTTCCAGCACATGGTTCCCTCGAAGTTCATTCACGACAAGTATTCGCCTCAGATTGTGATGAACGTCATCAAGCGACAGATGAACGTCAAGCAGAATCGTAATAAGGCGAAGAATGCCGGAGGCGGGAGCTCGTCCATTGACCCGCGGGCCTTCCTGATTCTGGATGACTGTTTGTACGATTCCAGCTGGATCAAGGAGGAGTCGACTCGCTATGTCTTCATGAATGGACGCCATATCGATATGATGACTATCATTACGATGCAGTATCCGTTAGGTATCACGCCAAACCTGCGAACGAACGTGGACTTTGTCTTTATTTTGCGTGAGAACATTCTCGGAAACCGTCGTCGTATCTACGAGAATTACGCAGGTATGTTTCCGACCTTTGAGATGTTCTGCACCTTCATGGACCAATGCACGGAAAATTACGAGTGCCTGGTGATTTGTAACAACGTGTCCTCGAACAAGTTGGAGGACCAGGTGTTTTGGTACAAGGCCGCAGACCATCCGCCATTCCACATGTGTGATGCGTCCTTATGGGCTAACAATCAACCGTTCAACTCAGCTATCCTTGCCGCCGACCAGTGGGACGCGAACGCCGCGAAGAAGAAGAACGCACCTTCCGTGTGGGTGCGGAAGGACGGCGGTGGCGGTGCCTCCTAGTGCGACGACGACGACCACCTGCTGGAGGTGCCACCGCGGCCAACCGTGCGGCCTCTTCATCTGTTCCCGGGGGAAAGACATCTTCGGCGTCTAATCCTGCACGAACCACTTCACCAGGAGCCTGTGCAGCGGGAGCTGCGGCGGCCGCGGCCTCCTCTCCGGCAGCAACCACTTCGCCAACGGCTTCTTCGTCTACAGCTGCATCCGGGTGGTCGCTCATCCATGCGGTCACGGCAAAGACAGTAAACGTAAAGATTGCCGCAGGAACCGCATCCGCCGCCCGTTCGGGGATGGTGGACGTGGCGATAAAGTTATTGGCGATACGTGTGGCGGTAGGGATAATCTTATCGATATTAGCCGCCGCATATGCATAGAGTCCTGTGCCCATAGCCGTGGCCGCAGCGGCGACCTTTCCAGGGTTGTCGTGAACAGCCGCCCTGAGTTTCGCGATAAGGGCATCCTTGCACGCGCCTACCCACGTCTGTGCCGAGCCCGCCGCTGACGCCGCCGACTCACTTGCCTGCCCAACCCTCTGTATCATAGAGTCTGTTGCACTACTGAGGTGTGCCGTGGCCTCTTCGGCCGCAGCCGCCGCGGCAACAGACCCACGTCGCTCAACTACGCCTCCGTAGCGACGACGACCGGCTGACTTCGACGGATGGTAATTGCGAATCGCGGCTTCTAATTTAGTTTCAAAGTCAGCCATTGTTCATTCCCAACAAATTACTGCGTTACTCCCGAAGCACGCCCTCGGACGGGTGAACGGGCATGGATGCAGCCGAGACGACATCCTCGAGCTGAGCCGCACCGCCCGTGTTCGCACGGTTCACGCCCGCCGCCTCCAGAGCATTCGCCTTGCGACGACGCTCATTCTCCTCCTTCTGCTTCTTGATGGACTCCTCACGCTGGTCGGCAAAGAACATCTCCTTGTTGACCTCGTTCTCCTTGTAGCGACGCATCAGCTCGTTCAGCTCCTTCTCAGCATACTCAACCTCCGGCATGAGATGCTCCGAGGGGTCCCACGGCAGCCACGCACCGACCTTGCCAATGTACAGATTGTCCTTCGGGTAGCGACGCTGAAGCACCTTGGCGAACATCTGGGTCTCCTCGACCGACGCGAAGCAACGACGCACCTTGACACCACGCATGTTCGTCTGGAACTCGACCTTGTTGTCATACATCTCCTGGAGGTCCTTCTCATTCTTGAGCTGGAACACTGCGAACTGCTCCTTGACGTCCGTCGACTTCACATCGGCATTGTGGACCTTCGTGAACTCCTGGGCATCCTTGAAGAGGTCGTCCACCTTGAGGCTGTACTTGGTCGCGAGGAAGGCCATGAACTTCTCCATGCCCTTGATCTTCCACTCGTAGTCCATCCACTCGATGAACTTCTCGAACATGAAGTGCTCCTTCTGCTTGATCACCTTCTCCGGGCTGATGAAGGAGATGATGCAGTACTTCTGAGTCGGGATCTCCGGGTCCTCATCCAAAAAATCAACAGGGGTTCCATCGTCCTCGGTCTTCGGAAGAGTATACGGCTCGCGGGGCATTGTGTTACATTAAGCTTCTACATGTAAGTTCCAGGTTTTTCCGCGTTGTATCTTGGCGATACATGCCCTTTGTACACCGTATAGTCCAGCAAGACGACGCTGACTGAGTACGTCTGGGTTCTGTCTGATTTCATTCACCTGAACGAGTGTAAGTTTCGCCTTTCCATTTGTCTCGCCGCGGGACTGTCGATTTGCCCTTACCTTGTCGTCCATATTGTCCTGAAGCGTTCCCTCGCGAAGATGGTCTGGGTTGCAACATTGTGGGTTGTTACATGAGTGGAGTGCAAGCATTCCATCACCCAGGGGTCGACCCAAAGCATGTTCTAAAGACATACGATGTGCTTTTATGTTCTTACCTGCCATTCTGACCACACCATATCCCTGTGCGAACCTACACATCGACCATTCCTTACATCCAGTATCCGTTGTTGTCAGCTTCGACTCAAACCACTCCCAGAACTCGTCATCTGTCATATTACGTCTACGAACGTTCATGCCTACTTATCTCAGGCTAAATTTATGTTCCGTTTTCATAAATGTATGACCTCCTGACAACCGCACTCCTCTTTGTCCTGCTGACCCCCGGTGTCCTCCTCTCCCTCCCCAACAGTGCTCACGGTGACATTGTGACCGCCCTGGTTCACGCCCTCGTATTCTGGGTTGTTCTGCGTTTCCTGTCGGGGCTTGTCCCGTGGTGGGGTGTGTGGCTTGCTGCGGTTGTCATCATTGGATACAAGTTTTACACACCGGCTTCGTCTGGCATGTAAAAATTGTCGCACGTTCTTAACAAATGTCTGATTCTAAGCCCAAGCCGACCTCGTCTGGTGTTGATATGAGCGACCTGCTTATGCGTTTAGTAAAGTACGCCCTTGAAGGATTGGCAGTTGCCATTGCGGCGTATGTTCTGCCGGGCAAGACGCTCAAGGCGTCGGAGGTTGGCATGATCGCCCTTGTCGCGACAGCCACGTTCGCCATCCTCGACATCTACGCCCCGAGCGTCGGTGCGTCGGCTCGCACGGGTGCTGGATTCGGTATCGGCGCCGGGCTGGTTGGCTTCCCTAGCGGGGGGCTGAAGATGTAACTAGGTTGATAGAATTCACCACTGCCGTTGTCACTGCACTCGTAACTAGTGTCGCATACCCAGACTGCGTGGTCTGGCCAATCGTGAGGAGTGTTGAGCACACTGGACTCGCGGTTACAACCAATCCCTTGAGAATATCACTGAACCCATGCGGCATGCACACCCAGTTGTGAGCCGCCATGCTTGCGTAGTGAACCCCGTAATTGACCGCAACCCCAAGAAGAATCTTGCCCGCGAGTTCCATTTACTCTTACCTTACATTCTACACGCAATGAACCCAGTAATTCGTTTTCACAGCCGCTGGATGGAAATCCGTCCGAGGCCGTATGAACCCGAACGCATGACCACGGACGTGGCGTGGATACAGATGAAGGAGGAGGTGAGTCCAGAAGAGGCCTATCGCATCTGGTACGAAAAGCAACGTAGAATTTCTCGCTTCCTTCAACAATGTGGGTCCAAGTCGCTCTCCTCGTCCTCTTCTTCGCAGTAGTGTATCGCTTCTGGAAGACGCAGCCGAAGCGAGAGGTTAAGGGGAACACTGCCCGGCTGTATTTCTTCTACACAACATGGTGCGGGTATTCGAAGAAGGCCATGCCGGAGTGGGAGCAGATTGAGGCAGAGTTGAAGACATCGCCGGTGTTTGGCAAGACCACGGTTGAAGCCGTCGGCGTCGATGCCGAGAAGGACCCCAAGACCGCGTCGCTCTACGAGGTGGCAGGCTACCCAACCATCAAGTTGGAGACCTCAAACGGCATCTACGACTTCGACCAAGCTGTCACTCACGACAATGTTATGGAGTTCCTTCGCCGTACGCTTGGTAAGGAACCGCATCGTCTGTGAGTAGCCCGCCTCAATCATGCGAAGTTTGTCCTCGTCCTTCAGCTCATCAAGCAAATAGATTCCATCGATATTCAAGTTCACCGCATCGGCGTGGACGCGGACTGAACGCAGTCCCGCCCACAGTGTGCGAACCATATCAAAGACCGAAATGGCTTCGAGCGTGGAGGGAAAGATGGACTGCTTGATGTGAGCAATGTCTAGCACCAACGTTCCCTTGGGGACGGCATCATACATGTTCTCCGCGTAGATGCCGCCATCAAGATACAGCTGATTGTGAATGACCTGAGGATGGAAGATAAAGGGCAGACAACACGACGCCTTCATCGCTGCCAACAGCGAGATGTTGCCGGTTAGCAGTGTGGGTCGCTGTGTCGTGATATTCGATGCGAGAAGATACAGCTTCTGCGGTGCGTCGGAAATCATCTTTCCACGCAGGTCGATTCCAACTTCATCGAATATTTTCAGGAACATCTCCTCCATTAAGTCCTGCGTAAACAATCCCTTCTTCTGCATGAAGGCGAGAATCGTCGCATACCGAAACGAAGGCAGAAATGCGGAGGTGTTGACATATTTTATGCACACCTCTTCTATCTGTTTGTACGTCAATCCAAAGGCCACGCCGGTGGCAATCACCGCCCCCACCGAACACCCGTAGACACCGTCGGGAAAGTTCAGATTGCCCTGTACTTCCTCAATCGCTTTCAGTCCCCCCAAAATAAGGAACCCGCGAATTCCACCTCCGCCAAGTCCAATCGAGCGGAACATTCTAGTAGTCAGAAGTAAGCATGTTGAAAGCCAGAGACGTTATTCAGGAGCAGGAGAACCAGCGAGAACGTCGGATGTCCGCCATGCGTCCAGTGCTGGCTCAAATCTACGCCCAAATCAAGAAGCAGGCCATTCACTCGCCTGACGCACCGTACATTGTCTTTGAAATTCCCAAGTTTGTGTTTGGATATCCACTGTTCAAGCTGTCGGAAGCCCGCGAATACCTGTTAGCCACGCTCACCGAGTCCGGATTCAGCGTATGGCCGGTCAATGACGGCTATCTGCTCATTACATGGGCCAAGCAGCAGATGAACCGCGGCCGCCCGAGTCTGTTGACACAGTATCGTCCGATGCCGTATGACCCAGTCATGCTCGCAAGCATGAATATGAACAATAACTGAAAACGAAAAGTCATCTTCACACACTGAATCATCTTAATGAACTGTGACCATGCCGACACTACGTGTGCTGATGGTGAGCGTGTTTGCACAATTTGCGGAACGATTCTGGGGAGCATTGTCGACGAAGGTGCAGAGTGGCGAATCTACTCGAACACCGAGGACGACCCCTCCCGCACCGGCGGGGTCACGAATGAACTCCTACCGGATTCATCCTACGGTTCGATGATGATGCGTCGTCGTATTCCCGGACAGTCGGAGGAGTCCAAGACCATTGCGAAACTGTCATCGTGGTCGTTCTCGAGTCACGGTGAGCGTTCGTGGATGGGTATCTTTGATGCGATTCAGGCATCGTGTGGAAGGATTGGATTGCCCAAGGCCATTATTCACGATGCCTGTGCCTTGTTCAAGCAGGTGGAGGATGCCCGCAAGTCCCGAGGAGAAACTCGTAGAGCCTTGATGGCAGGATCTGTCTTCACGGCCTGCCGTCAGCACAATGCAACGCGAACCCACGAGGAGGTGGCGGCACTCTTCCATGTCTCAATCCGTGCCATGTGCAAGGGACTGAGTCGATTCGACGGCGAGGTCTCGTCGGTTCTGAATACACAGCTGGGGATTGCTGAGCGTATCTGTGCTGACCTAGGCGTTGGAGACGCAGACCGCGATGCCATTCTGCTTCTGTTGAACAAGCTGCCTGAGATGGAACATACCCCCAAGACCATTGTTGCTGGCGTGATCTCCCATGTGTTGGGCGGTCGACTGGCGGAGGTCTCAACTGCATCGGGCGTGTCCTCCGTCTCGATTCGCAAGATGACAGAGAAGCTTATCCGATAGGGAAGAAGGTGACATTGTAGAACATTGTGACATTTCCCAAGAAGCTGTTTGAAATTGTGATATTGGCGTTGGAAACGACAACGGAGAAGTTGGGCGTGGCGACGATTGTCATGATGTTGCTTGCGGGCCAGGCCACGTTGCTTACGTAATTTGTTACTAGGTAGGACGCACTGTACACGTATGCAGGTGACGTCGCACTGCTATACGCAAACACTGTGACAAGACCGTTATTTTTCAGTGGAATCGTTATGAAGCCAGCCGGACCCGGGGTAGATCCGGCAAGGCTCACACCGGCCGTGCCACTCTGTACGGACGAGTATCCAGTCGCAGCAGACACCTGATTCGAAACAACGACGTTTGAAGCAGACACTTGACCCGTGACCGCGGCAGACGCTGCACGTACACCACCTCCGACAATGACGGTCATTGTGCCACCTGGGCGCGTGGGATTGATATTCACAACAGCGTTCGTTGGCAGCGGGCCATTTCCGTCGCCGATGTCGAAGGCATTCGACATGTATATCTGGCCATATCCATCTTGGGCCCTGAAACTTCCGACCACATCGAGCGTATATCCCTGATTCGGGTCGCATCCAATCGACAGTCCATTCTGAACACGCATCCATTTGGAGACATCCAGTGTGAGATTCGGCACTGTGTTCGACACAAGAGAATTACCAACTCCAGCATTGCAGACGTTCGCATTTGTATTGGTGCTTCCAATGGACACGACGCCGGTCGAAAAGTTTCCGGCAATGAGGATGTTATTCGACGACCCAACCATGAACAGGTTACTGGCATTCGAGAAGCTTGGGTTGGGTGTTACTCCGTCCACGAGGGTATATCCTGGAATATTCGATAAGTTGACCCCGTTTCCAATGAGTACGTTTGACGACCCAATCATACCTACGCCGTTGGATGACCCGATAAAGATGTTCGAATTACCAGTTCCGCCTGCGTTTCCACCGATACAAATTGTGTTGCTAATGTTGGATAGTCCGACATAATTCGTTGTTCCAAAGAGAGTCCCTGTAGAGTTAGCAGTGCCAATGAGGATACTGTTGACAACATTGGAGTTGGACAGTCCGGCTGACACACCGATGACAACAGAGTTGCAGATAGACTTTGTAACACCCCCCGCCTGGAACCCAATGAACTCGGAGTTGGAAGAGTTGGATGTAGCGGCGGCTGCTCCGATTCCGACAGCCGTATTGCTCACCGTGTTACATGTGCCAGCAAACGCGGGCAAATTGCCAGTATTGCTCCCGATGTACACGTTGTTACTGATGTCACCCGCATAGATAACGCCAAACCTCGCAGTGCTGACCGTCAGCGTGTCCACGTTGGACATATTGAACTGAGTGGAAAAGGCCCCTGTGTTGGAGTTCCACGTATACACCGGTCGGAATACATAGGGCAAATACGACTGAACGTTGGTCGTACTACTCATTGTGATATCAACATACTTTCTCGTTTAGGCACTTTTCGTGTGGTATAGTAATGGCACTCTTCCCCATCAAGCAGTCCGAGCAGCACCTGTTTCGCATGTACAAGCAGAGCGTCGCGGTCTTCTGGACGCCGGAGGAAATCGACTTTTCGAAGGACCTTGCTGATTGGGCGAAGCTGACTCCGGACGAGAAGCACTTTGTGACCTATGTTCTTGCCTTCTTTGCGGGGTCGGATGGAATCGTCCAGGAGAACCTGGCGTCTCGGTTCCAGCGTGAGGTGAGTTCGCAGACAGTGAAGCTCTTCTACTCGTTTCAGAACGCCATGGAGGGCATTCACTCGGAGACGTACTCGCTTCTGATTGATACGTATGTCAAGGATGAGGCCGAGAAGGCTAAGCTGTTCGACGGTATCAATACGATTGCGTGCATTGGCAAGAAGGCTCAGTGGGCCCAGAAGTGGATCGAGTCGACCGACGACTTTCACACCCGTCTCATTGCCTTTGCCTGCGTGGAGGGCATCTTCTTCTCGGGTGCGTTCTGTTCGATTTATTGGCTGAAGAAGCGTGGCCTCATGCCTGGCCTGACCTTCTCCAACGAGCTCATTTCTCGCGATGAGGGCCTCCACACCCAGTTCGCAGTCGCACTCTATCACACGCTGGAGCCGCGTCCGGCCGCCCTCATTCAGACCATCATCAAGGAGGCGGTGGAGCTTGAGAAGGAGTTCATCTGCGAGGCCCTGTCGTGCTCGCTGATTGGTATGAATGCGAAGATGATGAGTCAGTACATTGAGTTCGTGGCCGACCGTCTTGCTGTGCAGCTGGGAGTTCCCAAGGTGTACGGTACGACGAATCCGTTTGACTTTATGGATTTGATTAGCTTGGAGGGCAAGACCAACTTCTTCGAGAAGAAGGTGTCAGACTATTCGCGTCCCATGGGAAATGACGCCGTGCGGTTTGATGAGGATTTCTAGTCCGACGTGTACAGAATGTTGCCATAGGGCGGCTCCAGCTTGAGGGGCCGCTCAGGGAGTGCAGACGACTCAAATCGCTCACGAGAGAAGAACGCAATCACCAGACACACAAGCAGGAAGATACCAGCGTACTTGAACCACGCACGCATTGTGTTGAACGCGGAAGATTTCTGGGATATACCTAATGGAAGACCCCGGAATCATAGCATATTCCCAAATTCCAGCTGGATGCGAGTTCCTTGATAAGACTGAGCCAGACACTCGACCCCTGGGAACATTCGCACACGGTACAAGGGTATGCATGCGTGAAAAGGGGAAGTTCCTGAAGGGTACTATTCGGCAAGACGATATCGTCGCGAATGGCGGTTCAACCCCGTTCCTTTCGGTGAACATTGAGGAGGCGTATCGAGGGGACAGGCCTAGTCGAGAGTTCGCATTCTTCAGTCGTCGTGATATTGCAGTTATTCAGTCAGATGAACCTACCACTGCGGGCTCAATAAAGAAGCGTGTTACCCGCCGGGGTCGTAAACTGGTGGTCACCCGTCGGCGACGGACTCGTGGGCGGAAGCTTCACCGGCTTCGCGGCCTGAGCCGCCATGGACGCAACTAACGCAAACGCGAGCAGTGCCAGCAGAACGTAGAGAATACGAGACATTTGTTAATGTCTGCTATTCTTTCCTGTGGCTCGTTCCACTTTCAGTAATCCAGTCGCAAGGCAATACAAATGGAGTCGTTCCTTCCTTCGTTTGATCCCCTTCTCGGTGCGGTTGCTCTTCTCGGCACGCTCGTCTTCGCACTCATCGGTGCCGTGGCCTGGCTGTACTGGCAGCAGTCGAAGCTCTTTACGAATATGAATAGCATTGTCGTGGCCTTCTCGGAGGTCATGCAGCAGCAACAGCAGGCCGTACCACCGCCACCTCCCCCTGCCCCCGAGCCGGAGCCTGAGCCGGAGGACGACCGTGCGTCAGTGGAGGATGATGGGCAGTCTGAGAAGGTTGCCGCTCCCGAGGTGGTCGACGGCCCGCCGGGTCCGCTGGATACCGACACGCTCGAGGCTAAGACAAAGAAGGAGCTGCAGGACTTGCTGACGAAGCGGGGAATCCCGTTTGGGAAGGCTGACTCAAAGACAGTACTGGTGTCATTGTTAAAGGCGACGGCGTAGTGTAGCGAACCCAACTCAACCTGAATGGTTGAACCGACACGTTTGAGACACAGTCGCAGGGCATTTATAGATACAAAGAACAAACATCTAATGAAGGTTGTGTCGTTCGATGTCGGACTGCGCAACCTCGCCTATTGCGTCATCGAAGGAACCACGCGTGCGGATGTTCGCATTGTAGACTGGAACATCATTGACGTTCTCGGCGAGTCTGCCGGTGTCGGAGCCGTAAAGTGCCACAAATGTGCGACAGCCGCACGATACGAACATGCCTCCAACGGGACATTCGCGTGTGCACGCCATGTCCCGAAGAAGCAGAAGAAGGTAACCAAAGTTGAACTGAACAAGAAGACGGCCAACCAGCTCCACGAGCAGATGAATGAGCTGGGGCTAACGACAGATGCGGAGAAGAAGGTGGACTTGGTCAAGCTGTTGTACAATCACCTCAAGCAGAATACCTGGAAGAAGTGCGTATCGTCAGCGACCCAGGGTTCATGCCTCGATTTAGCTCCGGACATTATTCGTAGTCTTGACCAGCGATCAGAGTCTTGGAAGGGGGCGGACGTGGTGTGTGTAGAGAACCAGATGGATCGGCGGATGTTTGGAGTCCAGGCGATGATCCAGATGTACTTTGCGTGCCGGGGGTTTCGGTGCGTGGGGGTGTCGGCAACGCACAAGCTGTCAAACATAGTGACTGTGGAAGATTCGACCGCATCGTATAAAGGTCGCAAAAAGACAGGCATAGCTCACGCATACCAACTCGTGCCTGCAGCGAATCAAGCTCACTTCGCAGCCCATCCAAAGAAGGACGATCTTGCGGATTCATTTCTTCAAGGCTTGTGGGTCTTGGAGCATACCCAGTAAACTACTTGTAACAATTCTTATACGGACGGCAACTGGCTTTCTGCGTGAAGCCCATGTTGCGACACGGTGTCTTCTTGCAGTATTTACGAGACATCAACCGGTGTTTCTTGAATGCTCGCCGCGTCTTCATTGTTCCACGCCAAGACTTGCGTTCCAGGCTTACGAAACAGACCCGAAGGAGAAGTAAATGGAGACAGACCTCCTCGTAAATCCCAATATGATGGGAGGCATGACCAACCTCGAGTCGGTCGAGCTCCCCACGCTTGATTTCAATGACATTGGTGGTGGAGAGGCACCCCCGCCGCCGCCGGGACCGCGTCTCGTGCCGACCATCGAGGAGACGGGTCCGACGCACATGGGCGGTATGGCCAATCTCAATGCGGCTCCATACATGACGCCGTCGGCTCCGGCTCGGATGTCGGATGACCACGTTATGCGCGAGAAGTATGACATGCTGCGGAAGTTTGAGCGTCTGGCGAAGATGGGCGTGCCGATGCGAAAGCGGTTCACCATTGATTCGCCGATGGACGAGATGAAGCTGGAGCTAGAGTTCATCAAGCGGGAAAAGTCGATGGACGCCACCATCAAGCAGTTCTCCGAGTGGTTCGTGACCGGCATGTCGGCCGCTGAGTGGGGGTCCAAGAATGTATCTGCCATGAAGGCGTTTGGTCTCCAGCTAGATGGTCTGTCGGAGGCGGCTCAGATGAATGTGGTTGACCTTGAGGATGATTTCGAGGAGCTGTATGACCTCTACGGCGAGAACATGAAGATGCACCCGCTGGTGCGCATTCCTCTTCGCGTGTGCATGATGGTGTACATGGTCCACCTGACCAACCAGATGGCTCAGAAGGCACCTATCCCGAATATCCAGGACATCATGCGTCAGAACCCGGACATTGCTCGCCAGTTAGCGGGTGCGGCCATGCAGAACCAGGCTCAGCAGATGCGGTCGACAGCTAGTGTCCCGCCTCCTGCTCAGGCTCCTAACCCCCTGGCCGGCCTGATGAGTTTCATGCAGCAGTCTCAGCCTCCTGCCCCGCCCCCGAACCTGGTACCGAAGCAGCCGCAGGAGAACAAGCCGGTTCGCGTTGGTGTCCAGCGTCCTCGCCCCCAGGCACCTCCTCCGGCACCGGCACCCGAGCCCCCGCGTGAGATTCGGGCACCCCCGAATATCGATGACCTTCTGAAGGACATCAAGGCGAGTGTCAGCAATGGCCCGCAGACGGGCAGTGCGGCATCGGCTGGCAAGAAGGGACGTGGGTCAACCGGCAAGTCGGTAAAAATTAGCCTGTAAGGAGTAATGTCATTCATTAAGAACTCCAAAAGTTCATCTAGCGTTCTTCCTCGATCTGAGGAAATTCAGCGTCAGGTGAAAGCCTTAAACACTGCACTTGAACGAAAGAATACTGCAGAAACAAAGTATGAGGCCGAGGGAGATATGGAGACAAAGGAAGCACTCAAGAGTGCATACGAGCGTGCAAAAAAGGATTACGAGGTGCAACTAGAACTGGGCAAAGCTAAGTTAGGAAAAGGTCGTCGCACACGGTCCACAAGGGCCCTCACGGCCCGTCGCCACCGCCGCAAGACACGCAAGACACGGTCCACAAGGGCCCTCACGGCCCGTCGGCGTTAAATCTGCGTCCAATATAAATGCCTGAAAAGGCACTGAAAGACTATACAAACGAGTATATCCGCGAACAGCTGGCGGGGAAGACCCCCGAGCAAAAGATCGAATGGCTAAAGGCTCTCCAGGCTCGCGAAGAGAAGGAGATGCAGGCTCACGGAAACGCAATAGAGTGGGAGCGGGAGGGACTGGGTCTTCCTCACACGGTTACAAACCCCCTAGACTCAGTTGCTGCTATTGAGAAGATGATGAAGAAGACGGCTCCGGCACCAAAAGGATCTGTCATGGTGTTTCCGAAGGCAGGACGGAAAGGAGGCCGCAAGAGCCGCAAGAGCCGCAAGACCCGCAGCACACGGTCCACAAGGGCCCTCACGGCCCGTCGCCACTGAAAACGAACCTAATCCCCCTGACGACTACATAAAGTAAAAATGCCGACTCTTGATGCTCAGCTCGCCAAGGCCCAGAAGTCTCTCACGGCCCTTGAAGATGTGAATCCTACATACTCGTACTTGTTTCGGCGGCGTCGTCCAGACCAATACCACGACAAGGATGCCGAACTGCGTGGTCTCAGGGAGCGGGTGAGCCACCTCCAGCAGCGAATTGCGATGAGAAACGAGCGAGCCGAGCTTCACGCAACTGCTGAGACGTTAATGCGACTTGCGGAAGAGTGGGTGCGGCAAGTTGACCTTCCAACTCACACATCTGCACCCACTGTTCCTGAGTAATGTTCTGAAATGTTCGCAAACAAATTGAGACGTCCTTCGGCGTCTTCTTCCCCATATGCCGACAATAGTCGCAGTTCGTCATGACGATATACTGCCACCAGGGTCCCGTTCGCAGCACCAACGCGTAGAAGGTTGACAACTGCTTCCACGTCACTACATTTTTCTTGTGGCTCACGTGCTTCTTGTACTTGCACTGAATCGCGTAGTACTTGCCATCACTCTCCGCCACGATATCGATTCCGACATCTGGGCGTTTGAGGCTTAGTTGAGTTAACAGCTCGTCGGGCACATCTTTCAGAAGCCAGACATTCTTCAACTTGCGAACATGTTTGAGATACTTGACGCAGAATTCCTCGAAGACATCGCCGCGAACCTTCTTGTTGTCACGTGTCCGCATCTCGGTGAAAGTGTGTGCAGGTTGTTCATACCACTTTTGGCATTCTGTCAGGAACAGGTCGAAGAGGCTGGTGCCGTCGGGGCGTTCGCGAAGAAAGAGAGCGTGGAGGTCCATGGTGGTCAACACCCCCTTATGTGGGAATTGGGGCATCCGTTTTCCATAAAGGCTTATCGTCCGTGCACATCTTCTCCCGATTGGGTTTGTCGTTTACTCCCACGAAGCCCTCGTTGGGACTCGTGCGTGAGATGCCCATAGCCAATACCACAAATCCAGCCGTCAGAAGCAGTGCGTGGACAATGTCACGCGTACCCATGTAGCAGACCGCGAAAATGGCCACACGACGGAGGAAGATGTTACGCTGATACTCTTCCCCCTTGGAACTGAACTCGTCAATAATATGACGCGAACCCACGTTCATGAGCATCATGCAGACGCCAAGGAACAGGGTTTGTATTTGAATTTCCGGGAGCTTCATTACTTAGTGTGGAGAGATTTACGGGTGGCCCGCAGTGGTAGGCGTGGTCATGGGCGGGGTTGTGGCCGGAGGAGTCGCTGGCTTCTTCGCCGCCGCAGCCTTCTCCGCGTCCGTCATGTGCTCGTACGACGGACATGCCTTCAGCAGAGCAACCGCGAGGAGCAGGGCCGGCAGCTCATTGTGCTGCTTCCAGAGCCAGGCGACAAATCCGAACGACACCGCACGGCCGACCTGGGACTCCACCAGGAAGCCAAGCATCTTGGGCATGAAAGAAATCAGTCCGACCAGCACGACAACCACACCGAGTTCAAGATTTCCAGTGAGCTTCATTTGTAGTATCGAGGGCATAATTTTCTGCCACGTGAAAGTAATGGCACTGGTGTGCACCGACCTAACTGAGGCACACGGGTCCCCCTTCAAGACAGTTGCGTCGCCAATGGCAACGCCCAGCATGCCTCCGGGAAATGCGAAAAAGGGCGTTCAGTCTGTCGTGGAGCACATGGAGTCGACGCTCCCACTGGACACAAATCCCGCGACGCGGAGCTTCACACCGCCTCCTCCGCCTCCGAACCCGGTGGCCGTCCAGGCCAGCATGGGTGCACAGCCTGACAAAATCAGTCGTATTCTGAGCCTCGTGGAGCAGAATAAGACCGGATATGAAACGTCGTCGTCGAAGGACATGTTTTTATACGTGCTGACGGGCGTGATGTTTCTGTTCACGTTCGATACGTTCGTCACGCTGGGAAGGGGGATGCGGGGTTGAGTCACCCCGATGACGTGGCTAAATACGCTCACGTGTTTCGGGTGCGAGACGCGTCTGCATGGACGAGAAGTCGTCAAATCCATTGTCGAGATACTCAATCTCAAATGTAAAACTGTTCTGAGAGGCTCCGAATGTAATCGGTGCTCCCAGAGGAGTCGTCGATGTGATACTACTGTACGGAAGGTGGCGACGGAGTGTCACGTGGAGACGCTGAAGACGACTTATGGGTGGCGAGTACTCTACGTACTGCTGGTCATAACTCCCGTCATTGAAGAACAGAGTACCCGGGATAAACACTGTTCCGCCGGTTGATGTGGACGAGGAGGACGCATTGAGTACCGTGAAGGTCGTCAAGGACGGAACCGACGCAATCTGCACAAACGCGATGTTGTGGGTTGCATTGGTAGTTCCCGTGATACAAACCGTCTGGCCGACAAAGAGTCCATGTGTCAGAGTCGTTGTATACGTTGTGATAACGTTGGGTGCCGAACCAGATGTCGCAGCACTGACAATCGTCGCACCTGTCTGCGGGACACCAACGTCGTTCGGCAGCTTTGCGAACCACGAGTCAACATACCCCGCCCGGTCACCACCAGGTGCCGTCTCATCCTTGCGATTCAGACCCTCCAGACCCATCAGAATGTACGAATCGGTAGGCTGGAACCCGAGGGTCGTGGCCGATGTCGATAACACAACGGGTGCCTGGACAATCGCAGACTTCAAGGTAATCTTTGTCACCCGCTCGTAGGTACGTGGCAGATAGACCACATAGTCACCCGCATCCGATGAGGAGGCACCACCGTTGACCTTGGCATACATCGCAGTATCACGGTCGTTGGAGTCGATGGTCAGGACCTTCGTGACCTTACGAAGAACCTTGGTCGGCTGGCTCTTGTTCACGAGCACCCCATTGTAGTCGTACTGCTGCATTACTATGAGGAGGGAGATGTTTTATGTAGTTAGGCCGAAGGTGATGTGGACTTGTAAGGGTGATCCGCTGGAAGAGAGTCCCGAAGTCCCCATTTTGAAGCAAGATAGCCTTCCACCTTCTGACGTTGTGGATCGCTCAAGGCTATATTATAGATAAGCACCTCGCCAATAGCACCGTTCCAATATTCACCTGTCGGATTAGCTTGGTTTCCAACACTGTATTTTGTTATACCAAACGTTCCAGTCGACGCATTGGATCCACCCGAAATGCCGTCCTTCCATAGAAATCCGTTTGTTCCATCATATTTACTGACCGCTTGAAAGGGAGCATTCTGCGTAATCGTACTTCCAGCAATAGGCCCCACACGGTATGTAGATATTGTAGAAGAGGTTCCCTGGTTAAAAAGACCAATGGCAAATCTAGGGTCAGCGTAGTCAGCATTTGTTGCGTCTGCTAAACTAACCAGTCGTTGATCGGTAGCTATATTTGGTTGAGCCCGAGTTGTTTGAGCGACCGAGAATACTGTAAGTGTTGTTCCAGTGATTGAGGTTCCGCCGAGGAAATATTGAGTGGTTGGTGTTGCAACAGCTTGATATGTATTTATAGCGTTAGCTGTTAGGACGGGTGTGTTATAACTTGTCGCATGATTGTTCAGACCCGACTTGTCTCTCCACTGACTGATATTGCTTCCTGAACTAAAAGACATCGAACTCGTGTCGGCTGCATCTAACCACAACACCAACACATTTCCAGTAATTGAGGTTGGAAGAAAAGCGGGTGCCGATCCTCCAAACCGCCTTGCCAGAGCATTTGCATTTATTGTGTTCCTGAAATGCTTCATTATGATTTATTCGCTAAATCTTTGTGCGGCCTGAACATTGTATTTCTGCGTTTAAAACAAACCATGGGTGACGGAGCGACTGAGATTGGCAACAATGTAACGTGGACGGTGACTCTCGAAGATTACTTCGCTCAGACCGGCGAGAAGGCGAACGGGTTGGCGATTATGCACAAACGTGCCGAGAGCATTTTTGCCCACCGCAAGACGTACATTGATTTGCCGGTGATTGTGGGCTCGGGTGCGGTTGCGTTCCTGAACGCCGGCTCGTCGTCCCTGTTTTCGGACCACCAGCTCGCCGCCACTGCGTTAGGTGTGGGGTCTCTGGTCATTGGCGTTCTCAATACGATTGGCACCTATTTTGGGTGGGCCAAGCGGGCAGAGGGCCACCGCATGTCGGCCATTCACTACGCCAAGCTGTACCGCTTCATCAATGTGGAGATGCGTCTTCCCCGCGACCAGCGCATGCAGCCCGGCGATTTCCTGAAGTACGTGAAGGACCAGTATGACCGGTTAGCCGAGCTGAGCCCGCTTATCCCGACCTCTGTCACAAAGGGATTCGTCAGCCAAATGGAAAAGTATAAGGATATCTCGAAGCCCGAGGAGACCAATGGGCTGAACAAGATTAGTATCTTCGTAGATTCGGCTCACGAGCTCGAGCAGGCCGTGAGCCCGCTTCCTCCGCCTCCGCCTAAGCTGGCTGCAGCGCCATCTTCGTAACCCGATATTGTCGCTTCCGATACAGCGAATTCCGGACACCAAACTGCCGTCTGAACTGTGGGTCGACGATATCCACAATGAGCGGATGAACAGCACGACCCGTCTTCTCGACTCGTAGAATTCGACCAACTACTTGGTCGATGTCGGGGCGAGGCGTTGCCATGATGAGTGTGTTCAAGGTAGGGACATCGAATCCTTCTTTGCACATGCTGTATGTCGCAATCAAGACCGCCTTTGTTTGACAGTATTCGGCTCGCATATCCGCCTTGACCGCTGTGCCTAGAATGCACGCTGTCTCTCTCACCTCGTCGGACAAACCCGCGAGAATGTCCTGACAGTGCTGAACACGGTCCGACAAGACCAGAATCTGTCGACCGCCTTCCAGAATGTCTTCCAGAATCCGACACAGCCACTTTGTGCGGTCTTCGCATGCTGTCAACTTGTTCACCATGATGGGGACTGACACCATGCCTTCGCTCGGGCCGCTCTTACACGTAACAATCTCATTGAACTCGGGGTCATCGTTCTGGTACTCATAGACCTCTACACTGACCGCGGTGTCGACAGAGTCGCCCGTATCTGACTTGTACAGTAGCGGACCAAGGAACCAGTGAATAGCATACATGAGCCTATCCTTCCGGTCGGGCGTCGCGGACAGACCGAGCATATATCTCGACGTAACCTTGGGTAACGCTTGCACAAACACCTCAGAAGCAATGTGGTGACACTCGTCAACGATAACCAAGCCAATGGCTCGGAAGACGTCAACATTTAGTTCCTTCATCGAAAGGGTTTGGAGCATAACAATCACAACATCCTTGTTCTCGACATCGCACACATCGGCCTGGACTCGCCCAATACGAGCATTGGGTAGAAATGCCTTCACGCGGTCAACCCACTGGTCTCGCAGGAACGAGTTGTGGACAACCACGAGGACAGGGACGCGAAGACGAGAGGCGATGTACAATGCACACACCGTCTTTCCACCTCCCGTGTGGAGCGAGATAATGCCATCATGGGGTTCGGGAAGTAGGAAGGAGTTGACGACGGGCAGCTGGACTGGACGAAGCGTTCCAGTAAACTCCCAGTTCGAGTCGGGAGTCTTTGCGACATCTCGCAGTGTTCCAACCGGGCCGAAACGGTCAATGCCGAAGTGCTTGGGAAGGTAGAGGTACTTGGAGTCTTCGTGATAGACGCCATACTTTGGTCCCGACTTGGGATTGACAAACGAGAAGGGCCTGACAGTAAGCTCCTTCTTGAGTGCAAGTTCGCGGGAATCTTTAGGAATTTGGTATCCATGGATCGTCAACATTTGCCTTCTCTTTGTTTACCGAGTATAGGTTCGTTTTACGAGATGGTCGTGTTGAACGACGCATACACAATGTCCTGGATGGCCAGGCGGATATCGTCGTCGTCCAGCTCCTCCACGGCATAAATCACCGAGGGGAAAATGGCCGAACTAACCTGGAGGCTCTCGAAGGGGTCAGTGTCGCGGAGGAGAGACCCAATGAGAGACATGACATAGTCATACGCACCACCGCGGCTGACCACGAAACTATTCGAGAAGCTCGAGTTCTCGCGGGTGCCAGCGGCGGCATAGGTCACAACAACGCCGATCATATCAGGGAGACCAGGAACCGTGTTGAAGACAATCGAATCATCATCGCGGGCGGCGGCATCAGGACGAGTGAGGTGGAGCTTGAGGAGGCGCATTGCTCTATCTGGCACCTCGCATTTAAATCGGTCCACGGTCATCAATGTCGGCTACATCCTGGTCACGCTCACGGTTTCCCTGTACAGTGTGGTCGCCATAATCACCCTGGTCCGCGTTCCGGTCATCGTCATCCGGTGCATCACGAGGTGCACCCACACCGACATCCAGGTCAGTCTCCATCAGAGGCTCCAATTCGCGTTGTAGCTGCTGAGCAAAGACATCACGGTCTTCATTGGTAATGATGTACGGGGCCATTCCGCGGTCAAGAAGGTCCTTGGTAATCTGACGCTGACTATCTGTCATCTCACGGAGTCGGTCCGTGAACAAGTGGCGTTCCTTCGCACGCAGCGTATTCGTCTCGGTTCGCGCATCCTTCAGGCTGGCCAGTAATGCGAACAGAGTAATGTCCCTCTCACGAAGCTGGTCATACGCGCGTCGCATCTCGGGGTTCTTCACGATGGTTGCCATGACCTCCTTCAGCAGACCTTCTGAGATATCGCGCAGCAGACTGGGCTTCTGAGACGTGTCAAGTGTGATGTCTACATCAAGAGCAAATGCATTCTTGAGCCGCTCTACAATCATCAAGTTCGTACGCCACGAGTCACCTTCCGTCTTTGCAGCAACTGGGAGTTTGAGGCGGCGCTGGATATCCTTGGTCTCCGGAATACCCGTTGGCCTGTCCACGACAGTAACCCTGGGAAGAGGCGTGGTGGAGGCACGAGGCTTGACCGGGTCGAGGGGAACCGTGGGCTGACGAATCTTGGGAGCAACGGGGTCCATCCAAATCGACCGAGGACCTGTACACTGGGGAAACGCGGTCACCGTTCCCAATGCCGCAGGTGGAAGGACAATCGGAATCAGACCAACCGGAGGAGGGGGAGCAGGGTTCGCAGTTGCGTCGGCCTTGGCTCGAGTCAGGGCCGCAGTAAAATTGGGAGTCATTCGCTTGAGAAGGGCAATCACACCCTTGCGAATGGTGGGGGCGTCACTCAGAACTCCACGCATGACAGACACCGATGGACCCTTGAAGGATGTCGGATACGCTTCGAATGTCTTGCGAAGCACCGTGAACAAACTATCAATCACTGTCGGTGCCTTGTCGGAATCCGTATCGCGAGGATATCCGTCCATCTTGATTGGCGTGGGACCAAAGGACCTGCGAGCGACCAGACGAGGCATATGCGTCTGCAACAGAATGACTGTGGCGGCAATACCTACCATACCGCGAGCCTTTCCATCCCGATCCCTCGATTTGAGACCGCCAGCAAGAGCACGTGCCTCCTGGACCACGGGAAGAAGTTGGTCCTGGGCCGGGAGAACCTGTAACAACGAGATGAGCAAGAACATGGTCCCCTCGGCAGGGTCCTCTGCGTCAAAGAAGTCCTTCAGTCCTCGAAGCTGCGACGTGTACGTTGCTGTCGATTGACCGTGGAATACCTGAGCCTCCAACGCACTCGCATGGATAAGTGCCCGCCCCTCCTCGGAGAAGTCCTCCTGGTTCACAAGAACATCCTTGTTCACCTCTTCACCACACACTGTACAGACTCGCGAACCATCCACACGTGCCGTCCACTTGTCGTAAAAGGCTAACCGGTCCTTCTCCAGCTCACCTGCTAAGATTGCCAAGGTGTGGTCGCAGATAACAAACAGACCCTCTGCGTCAACCGTCACGCGTGTCTTTGGAGCATCGCGAGTGAGCAGTTGAATCGCCTTCAGCTTATCCTCTGGGAACCTGTCTTCATCCCCAAGAATGGCAACCACCTGTTCGCGTAACTGCGAAATTGACCGAGATGCAACCTTCTCGTACTTGACCTCTGCCTTTTCATTCTTGAACTTCCGGAATGCCTTCAATGTCCGCGTGTAGTCAGCCAGAATATCGCGAGGCGTCGATTCCTTCCACTGAACACGATTGCGATACCCAATCTGATGACGCTCCTGCTTGACAATGTCGAGGGGGATGCATCGGCGAAGTCCCGGGCCGACCTGTCGAACGATACCCTGAAGAGCAAAGTCATTGAATGTCTTTCCCACAAGCGTGCACTGGTCATCGTCTACCTCCGGAAAGCGAAGCTCACCAAGTTCAGAAACCGGCAGGAGCTCAACTGTTCCCGCATTGCCGGCCAGAGACTGAATCATCTTCACCACCAGGTGTCCGCCATCCTCCTGGGTCATGAGCCATTTGCGAGACGCCACACCCGGAAAGTATGGGCTTCCGTACTGCTCGATTATGTTGGATGACGGAGCCACACCCTCCGGCTCGGGCAGCTTCAGTTCAATCGGCGGTGGCATCACATCCACCAACTCCTTCTTAGGGAACCGCTGTTTCCACAGTTCCCATGGGACCGACTCCAACTTGATATCGTAGATGGCCAGGTACTTGCGTCCTTCTGTGTACGGATCTTGGGTCACGGGGACTCCGTGCATCATGACAGCATCCAACTCGGGAACGACATCGGACAGTGGCTCCGTTGTCTCAATGAACCTCGCTTCATTCGAAGCCAAAAATGGGTGCTCGGCCAACGGGTCGGGGATGGGGAGTTCACGCTTCCTCAACCAATATCCCACAAAGGGCGAAGGGTCAGCCGTCCCGTCCACCGCAAACGGCATGACATCGATGCGTCCATCCTCATGCCGCCGTGTCTTGTTCATCACAAACTTCGGAAGAACCCGGTCGGTCAGAACCGTCTTCTCCTCGACTGACTCGCGATAGACAAACTCAGTCGGCGTGTCGATGGGGTACGGTGTCCCTACGGCATTCGCATACGGAGACGGAAGCGACGTGAGCATGCGAACATATCCGTTGGGTTGGCGAATCGCATCCGGAGCAAAAAGGGGCTTCCACTGCCGGTCAAAATCATACGGTGCGGCTGTGGTTGCATTTGTTACAGGCGAAATCCAGGGAAAGGCTCGGAGGAGCTTGGGGGCAATGACATCAAAGCCCTCAGTCGTCTCGGCCACATAGGTGGTGTACAATTCGCGGATACGATCCACCTCCTTGTCAATCTTCTCAAGTTGTGCCCGGGTGGTGCGGCCCTTGGGAATCATATGCTCGAATGCGTCATTCACCTGTTCGTTCAAAGTGTAAAATCGTACCTTCTCGCCTCGCTGAACCTCCTCGTCTACTTCAATGACATCCCCGATGAGTTCTACGTCCGTAGCCTCAAACGTTAGGAACTCGTCCATCACTTATACACTCTGAAGAACTGTTTCACATAGAGCCTCCGCCTCCACGCGAAACCTCTCGAGAACCGCCTCAGGCTTGCCCTTGGTCCTGAACTGAAGAATCAGCTTGGCCGTCAGCGGATGGTCGATACGATAGGACACAAAGTCCACCAATCCCGCCGCATCGTAGAGAATGGCCTGAGCCAGAGCACCGATGGTGTGGCCCTCGGTCGTTGTCTCTACGATATACGCACCACTCTCATCCTTGGAGACGGGCAGCTTGACAAACTCAATCACCTTCTTCTTCAGCACCTCAGCTGCGATGCGAAGCAACTGCTTGGCTGGCTGAACTCCAATGCTCTCCACAGTGAAGTCGAAGTGATTGGGACGCTCCTGCTCATCGCGGGCATACGACCGCTGAATCAGGTGATTGTCGAAGATGCGAACATCCTCACCCGAGCGGCTCAAGATGAAGGAGTCGCGGTCAATCTTCGCGCGCTCCTCGTCAATGTGGTTGCGGAACGTCGAGACACACACCTGTGATGCACCCGTAACGGCCAGCCCAAGTCCACACTCGATGTGGAGAGCCTCATTCGGCTTCAGGGACAGAAAGTACAGCGGAGTACCGAGGTCGCGGTCGCGGAGAATGACATTGCTCCGAGGACCTGCAACAACAAAGTCGTCCGAGGTAATCTCACGTGCCTCCGGGCTTGCTGAGAAACGAAGCGTCAGCTTGGTGTCGCGAATCACATCACCCTCGGACGCAGTCACAGCAATCGGCAGCATCTCCACGCGGTGCTTCAGCATCTCATGGATCATCTGGGACGTGTTCTCGCGAATCACCACATCACGGACCACAACGGTGGGAATCTCAGCAAGCAGGATGCGACGCAGGGCATTGACAAAGGGAATCGGGACCTTGACAAACTCACAGGTGAGACGGAAGTTGTTCTGAGAGTAGCGAAGGTTCGTGAGGGTAGCCATTCCTTGTCTTAGTGCTTCGTTGTTTTGTATCCGTTTTTTTGACACAGACTCACAATGAGTAAGCAACCCGTGTTATTCTACAGCACACGTTGTGCTCATAGCAAACAGATTATCGATACGCTCACGGCTCTGAACAAGCAGAGTCTGTGCCGTATGATTTCCATCGAGGGTGTGAATCGGGCACAGCTGCCGTCGTTCCTGAAGAGCGTGCCGACACTGTACCTCCCCGACACCAACGATATCTACGTGGGCAAGGATATCTTTGCCTACATCTCCAAGCCGGTGGCAGCCCGTCGCGAGATTCCCACGAATGCTCCGGGTGCGTCGGGTGGCAGTGCCTCTGCGACAGCGGCAACGGGCGACCTCGAGTCGTGGTCCTTCAGCACGGCCGGCGGTTTCTCGGACGCCTATTCCAGCTGGGACGGCAAGGCAAGCACAACCGACCAGCTCTTCTACACCTTCCTGGGCGGCGAGCCGGTTGCCCCGGGTCCTCCCGAGCCGACGACAAAACAGAGTTACGAGGGGACGAAGGACGGACGCAACGAGGATGTGGGGTCCCGCCTCAAGCGGATTCAACAGGCTCGCGACGCGGAATTCAAAGGAGTTTCACGTCAGTAACAATAAACAACAATGCACTCCAAGGCGAAGCTGCTCTCTCTGTTCTTTGACCAGTGGGAGGCCTTTATCGATGAGCTTATTCGCGTCTTCCCGACAGATACCGATTTCCCTCGTCTCAAGACATATCTTCGCATTGGCCGTACGGTCAATCCGAAGCGTGTCATTGCTGCAGTTCAGAATCACATGTTTCCCCATGAGAAGATCGTCCGGGCACGCAATGCCGACTTCTTTCTGAAGTATCCGTTCAGTGAGTATGCGGACAAGGAGGATATTTCATACGTCATTCAGAAGGTGAAGACCCTGTGGTATGAGCTGTCGCCGGCGAACCAGAGTGCCCTGTTCGATTACATTATTCTGCTGGTTGATCTGCTTCATCGCCATCTCGAGATGCCTTGAGCTCAGCCAGTCCTGCTTCAACATTCCCAAAGTTCCGAAACAGAATCTGATTCACCTCCGCAGGAGACCACTTATAATTCAGCGACTCGTCGTCCACGACAGTGTCTGAATCATAAAAAGACCGCACCATCTCCTGAAGTACCGCGAGGTTGCACTTCTTGAAATTGACAATCATATCGATACGCCCCGGCCGAATCAGGGCCCGGTCAATCCGCTCAGGAAAGTTGGTCGTGATGGCCAGAATACGTCCATTCGCCTCGAGTGTGCCATCCAACAGATTCAGAATGAAGGACAGGTCAATCACATCCTTCTCCTCCTTCTCGCGGTCCAGAAACGGGTCGCCAGTTGGCTGCTTGACGGCCACCGGCTTCTTCCACTCCCGGCGAAGAACTGTGTCACCCATGGCGTCAATGTCCTCAATCACATACAGACGCTCGGATACGGGAATCGTGTACTTTTCCGTATTGACACCATTAAACACGTGAATCTCATCATTGAAGAAGAGGTGCTGAAGCTGAGCCTTGGTCTTAATCTCCGACAGCTGGACATTCACGATATGACGCTTGCCCTCATTGGCAATGGCCTTGATACTCGATGTCTTGCCCACACCGGGCGGGCCGTGGAACATGAAGCCGAGCGTGTACGGAATGCCCTTAGCATCATACCAATCGCGGCGAGTCAGAAAGAAGTTCACACGGTCCCGCACGTGATTCCGCTCCTCAAAGAACACATTCGCGAAAGTCCGGTTCGTCTTGAACTGAGCCTTGGTGTACACGAGGTGCGACGTGGGTAGCGGATTCTGAACACCCTTTGTCTTGGTCTGAATCATCTGGTCAAAGTAGTAGCGGTGCGTTCCCAGCTTGTTGGCCATGCGACGCTCATAATCCGCATTACACGTCTCCACAAAGGACTGGAGGTGCTGGACATCGTGGTCATTGCAGTAGAGCGTGAACTTGACCATCTCCAGCTGCCCATCGGTCACCTTGAGGTCATTCAGCTGGAAGAACACATCCTGCTCCAGGCACACCGGGTCGTACTCATTGGGGAGGTAGTCGTGCTGCGTAACGGCCAACAGACTCTTCATAGCGGGAAGTGTGGTTACATACTGAACAACGGCGTCCATGCGAGACGCGTACACTCCCTGAACCGCATGACCTCCGCGGTTCTGGGCTGAAATGACTCCACGTTCGCAGGTAATGGACGCACGAGGCGTGGGAACAGGCTCGGGGGCAGGAGCAGAACGACGGCAACACCACATACTGACTTAACCAAAGGTCTGTGTAATACACTTGTCCAGCGTAGACCCTACGGGGTGAACGGGCTTGGTGCGACGGAGACGCAGCTCCTTCGACGCCTTCTCAACCGTGTCCTGAGAGAGTGTGACATATCGCTTGACATCCCGCACCGGACCCTGAACATTCATGGTCGGCACGTGAAGACGGAGAGGAGGCAGGGCAACCGACACCATGTCATCGGACGAGGCCAGGTACTCGCGGAACTGCTCGACGTCCAGCGGCCCACCAAAGAGACGGAGAGTCGCACGGGGCGGGGCAGGAGTCAGTTCCTTCTTGGTGTACAGACTGCGGTACATGTCGGCCAGTAGACAGTGCCTCGACCAGCGAACCGTGTCTGACAGATGGGGCTCCGCATACAGATAGGCCAGTCCACACTCGGGGGAGCAGAAGTGGCCCTCACATGCGTACATGTTCTCATAGGCATCGTAACTAATCGGAAGCACGCAGGCCTTCCAGCTGAACCCGGAGCAGCACCAAAAACAAGCCGCCGAATTGTAGTTGGGGGACTTGACTCGCGTCAGGATGTCCTTCATGGTGTCCGTGTTGAACCTCTCTCCAACCCGCGATGTCTCGACGGCGGAGAGAATGTCTGAATACGATGTCGAACCCTGCTCTTGCGGAGCGGGCGAGTTCTCCTCTATGGGGAGGCGTAACGAAAAGACCACGGGGGCATCCTGAACTTGCTTGCGCGGGGGCATATATTGTTGTTGGAGAAGGGTGTTTAAGTGTTTACCATACTGCGTACGCCCATCCGCCACAGACGTAATTTGTAGTCATTGCTGAGGAAGTCGGCGTAGACGCGAATGGGTTCGTTATCGATAAATTAGTGGATCCGCCACCACCAC